CGAAATTCGAAGGTCGGAGGACCGTCTAATGGCACGAGGAAAACTGTTCGAGTACGCAGTTCTGTATCATCCAAAGCCGTCCAAGGATCAGAATGATCGAGGAGAGACGCCCAAGTCGGAACTCCTAATCGAGCCGAAGGTGGTGCTGGCTTCCAGTCCGGATCAGGTTGCGACTCTGGCATCGAGGGCGCTTCCTGAGACGCATCTGGATCGACTGGACGATATCGAGATTGTGGTGCGCCCTTTCTAGCCCAGGCGCTTGGGCAAAAGAAGGACGAGCGCCCATCAAAAGAATTGCAGCACATCAAGAGCATCATTCGAGGGGCGAATTTCGGCGATCAGATTTTAACGGGGAGTAGTGGTAGTTCGCTTGCCGGACTCAATTACACATCAACCGTTCCCGATACGGTGAGCCAGAGTTATGTTACGGCGAGTGTCGCCCGAAGTTAAGGTGATCGATGTCTGAGCGAATTTGCGTTTGCGGTCTCGGCAAGGTCGGCCTCCCGATCCTGAACATGCTTCGGGAAAAGGGCTTCCGGGCCATCGGATACGACCGAGATTGGAAGAAGTCGGAGTCGAGTATCGGGGACGCGGTAAAGGGTTCGGATGCCGCAATCTTCATTGTGCAAACGCCATCGAATGAGGATGGGTCCTTTTCGAACGATCACCTTGTCTCGGCACTCCACCGTTTCCACGACATAGCGCCAGCCGATTACCTGTACATCATTACCAGCACCACGACTCCCGGCAGTTGCGACAAGTTTCGGAAGATTGTTGGGGATAAAGTGGTCTACAAGCCGGAATTCATTCGACTGGAGTACGTGGATGCGGACCTTCGAATGCCTGATTTCGTGTTGATCGGGGAGCACCGGAAAGAGGCGGGAGATCGGGCAGAAATAATCTACAGGGAGATTTCGCATTGTCCGGTCAAACGAATGTCGCTCATCGAAGCCGAACTTGCCAAGATCACGCTCAACTGCGCCCTGACCATGAAGATTTCGCTCGCCAATCAGTTACACCTCGTAGCGAGTAAACTCGGTGCCGATTCCGCAAAGATCATGGATGCTGTTGGAACCGATCCGAGAATCGGGAAGGCGTACCTTACTCCCGGCTGGCCGTACTCCGGGCCGTGCTTGCCGAGAGATAATCGGATGTTCCAGTACGTTGCCGAACAGGTAGGAGTGAAAGCGGCGCTCTCGGAAGCCGCCGACGAAATCAATGGGATGATCTACGATGCCGACGCAACCGGCGCAAAAAGGTAGGTGATGCCACCATGATAAAAAGAAACTCACTTGCGAGGAAGGCTATAAGCTGCAAGGCGAGTACTGTGTTATGCAGTTCACTACCCACGATGGTCCTACTGTTAATGGGAATGGTGAGATTCACTACCCCGACTCTTGCATGTCAACAGCAGTCGTCGGAGACAACACAGTCTCATGCAGCCACCCAGCCAAACCAGCAGGTGAATAGCGAGGCCGGGGATGGCGCTAAACCGGAGCCGCTAGAGAGCGCCATTTTATGAACAAGATTGAAGAGATCGAACGGTACTGGTCAGAATCTCCGTGTAACGTCCGGCACGGGACTGCCGAGGTCGGCTCGGCTCTGTGGTCCCATCAAGTAACCACTCGGAAGTACTGGGTCGAACAACACATCCCCGACTTTGCCGACTTCCCGCACTGGCAGGGGAAGCGAGTACTAGAACTAGGATGCGGGATCGGCACCGACACAATCGAATTCGCCAAGTTCGCAGAGCACGTCGATGCGGTGGACATTTCGAAGGCGAGCCTAGACCTTGCCATGCAGCGGGCGGCAATCAATGGATGTAAGAATATCGGTTTCTATCAGGGGAACATCGAAGACCCGCTTCCCTTTACCGCGAACTGGTGGAACACCTACGATCTCGTGTACAGTTTCGGAGTCCTCCATCACACGCCGCGTCCCGAAATCGCGTTACAGAACGCCTACAAGTTCCTAAAGCCGTACGGCGAACTTCGGATCATGCTCTATGCTCAATGGAGTTGGAAGCGGATCATGCATCATCAGCCGGAAGCGAAGTCGGGATGTCCATACGTCCGGTGGTATACGGCGAAAGCGGCCAAGCGGCTCGTTGAGACTTCGGGATTCAGGGTTATATCCATTCGAAAGACGCACATCTTTCCGTGGCGGATTTCGGAATACAAGAAGTATCGGTACGTGCGGGCATTCCCGTGGAACGTGGTTCCGGAACGCTGGCTCGAACCATACCTCGGCCATCAAATTTTGATTCGAGCGGTGCGGGTGTGAAGGCCGCAGTCGTTGTCACCACGATCCACGATTGTACGGAACTCCTCGACGGATACCTAAAGAACTTCTCGAAGTATGGGCACGAGGTCAATTTTTATCTGATCCCGGATGTGAAGACGCCTCGATTCGAAATTCCGACTGCTATAGGCGTTCCGAGTGACGGTCAACAAACGGCATTTCTCGAAAAGATTGGATTCCCTCCCGCCGACATTCCCTGGAACTCCGACAACCGGCGCAATGTCGGCTACCTCATGGCCCTTGCGGATGGAGCAGAGATGGTCGTCTCCATCGACGATGACAACTACTGCTCAGAGAACGAGGATTACTTGCAAGCACATGAATACGGTTTTTCAAGGTCCGTGGGCTATGAAAACGAAGGACACTGGTATAACAATCTCGCTTTGCTGGATGCTCCTCCATACGAATATCCGAGAGGATTCCCTTTTTTTGCAAGGGGGACAGTAAAATCGAGAAAGCTACCGCTCACCGAATCTACCGTGAGAATCAACGCTGGGATGTGGATTGGCGAACCCGATCTAGATGCGATGAGTTGGCTGCATCTTCCATTTCAGGCAATCCGATGCTCTAGCGAGTTAGTGCTTGGACCTGAAACTTGGTGCCCGATCAACTCTCAGAATACAGCGGTGCATCGAGATTTGATGGGCGCGTATTATTTCGTTCGTATGACCTCGCTGATGGATCGCTTCGGTGACATCTTCCAGGGATATTTCGCACTCAAAGTGGCAAAGCATATGGGTTGGACAGCCCGGTTCGGATCGCCTGTGGTCACGCATCGCCGGAACTCCCATGTGTACCTGAAGGATGTGCGGAAGGAAATCGAGCCAATTCTGCTCCTCGAAGAACTGCTCCCGAAACTGTTAGAGGTGAAACTAACCGGCACGACGGTCGAGGAAGCGTATTTGTCGCTTGCGGACTTTATCGAAAGCCAATCGTCGCCATTTTATTCCGAAACGGCTAGACTGATGCGCGTGTGGTCCGGCGCGATAGGGAGGATCAATGGCAAAAGTCATTCTAGCCGGGGGGCCTAGTTTCGCCCTGTTCAATCCGTCTCTCCATGCGAGTCTTGGACTACTATATCTCGCGGCATGCCTTCGGGAAGCAGGTCACGAAGTCAAAATCATCGACTGCCATAAAATCAGCACCTTCGACGCCGAAGCGAATAAACTGCGAGTCGATCCCGACAAAATGGAACCCTGTGACATCCTCGGTGTGTCGATTGTTACGCCGAACGCCGAATTCGGAGGGCAACTAGCCGCTCTCTGGCCCGCCAAGGTGAAGGTAGCCGGTGGACCTCATGTGACCTATATCATCGAAGGTCCGCACCAGCAGTTCAAGCAGAAGAAGTATTTCGAAGGGTTCGACTTCCTGATGACCGGCGAGTGCGAGGAATCGTTCGTCCAGTTCTGCAATCTTTGGCAATCGGGCGGCGATGTAACGAGGGTGCCGGGAGTGACGTGGTTCGACTCCTTCGGGGTTCATCAGCTTTACCCGTCGCCGCCACTACCGGACGTAACAAAAATGCCCTGTCCAGCTTATGACCTCTGGGGGAATTATTCGAAGGGAGGATTACAAGTTGCGTCGATCAAGGGGCACTCCGTGGATGTCGCTGAACGAACCATCGGATCGCTCTGGACGGCCAGAGGGTGTCCGTATGGTTGTTCGTTTTGTGCGGACGCGAGGACTAAACTCCGAGAAGAAACCTTCGACCAAATCGAAGCCGAAGTCAAAGCCCTCGCCGAAATCGGAGTGACCGCCCTCCGAGTTTGGGACGATGTGCTGACCATCAAGGCGAAGCGGTGCCGGGAACTGGCTGCCCTTTTCCACGACTACGGGATGCTCTGGCGGGGATGGAGCCGGGTGAATCTGTTCGACCCGGAACTGTTCAAGGACCTTGCTCGCCTCGGCTGCACGGAACTCGGATTTGGCGTTGAGCACGGATCGTCCCGAATGCTAAAGGCAATGAACAAGGGCACGACGCCAGAAGCGAACACCCGAGGAATTCGCCTATGCCAAGATGCCGGAATCTCGGCACGGGCGTATCTTCTGATCGGGTTTCCGGGTGAAACTTGGGAGTCGATCCAGGAAATGCAGGATTGGCTCGATGACTGCCGACCGGATGCAGCCAGCCTGCACCAATTTCAACCATATCCAGGGTGTGAAGTTTGGAATCATCCCGACCGTTTTGGAGTCACAATAACTGCCGATTCATGGTCTAAGCTCTGGGAATTGAACGACGAGGACCCCAGTACGATTGTGCTCGAACTTCCTACGATGAATAAGGCGGAGTTGTTCGCTGCTAGAAAGCAGTTGCACGATTGGGTGACTGAAAATATCTCCCTTCGACTTGCGAACCGATGACACTGAGCATTGTCACTTCGGGCCGGAATGATCTGCACGCCGGAGACTTCATTGACCGGATGAATCGTTCGTTCGAAACTCTTCCTTCCGATGCCGAAATCATTATGGTCGAATGGAATCCTCCCGAGGATCGGCCCGCGCTCGCATCGATGATTCGGCGAAATGGCGTTCGGGTCATTACCGTTTCACGGGAATTGCACAATCAGATGCACGGGCATGACTTGCTTCCGTTTTTCGAATATCGGGCGAAGAATGTCGGCATTCGCAGGGCGCACGGGAACTGGATTTTATCGATGAATCCCGACATCATATTAGGCCAGGAAATGCTCGAACGTCTAGGGTACGACTTCGATCATCACTGCTGCTACGTGGCTCCGAGACATGATATTGAAGGCGGGAAACTCGTTCGGATTACGAGCGGGCCAGGAGACTTCGTTCTGATGCATCGGGATAAGTGGTCCGATCTTCGAGGGTATCTCGATATTGTTAGTTATTCGCATATCGATTCGCTACTACTATGGAATGCGGAGTCTATTGGCATTCCGATGGTCGAACTTCCCTGTCCGATCTTCCATCAAGAGCACGACCGTTCGGTGCATAAAGGGCGCATGTCGATCCATTCTTCCGACCTGCATTGGTTCGTTGGGCAGAAGAATGACCTAGATTGGGGATTTGCCAAACTCGACCTAGCGGAGACGCTGACTTGAAAGTCGCATTACTCTACCCGACTGTAGCCGCTCTCGTGGAGAAGATGGGCGTACTTTTCCCCGGTCTGAACGTTATAGGCCCTCCATGCGATGCGCTGTACAGTTGGGACAAACGAATCCTCAATCTGGCAAAGGCGAAGGATCGTGGCAAGGAGTGGCAGGAAGTGGGTCTCGACATCCACTTTGAGGAAAAGCCGTACTCTGAATGCGACTTCTCGAAATTCGACCTGTTGATCGAATCGGTCGAAACATTCGACTATGCCGCCGACTGGAAGAACCATTGTCACCGTCTCGAATGCCCAACAATGGTCTTTGTGTGCTGGTATGACAATCCGACCTATCTCCCATCGAACTATCAACAGAAGATCAAAAACTTGCCAATTAAGGTTGGGATGCCGTCGCTTGTTCCGGCATGGAAGTCTGTCTATCCCCAAGCCGAATTTGCTCCGGTTCCGGTGGGTGACTGGTGGTTCGAGCGGGAATGGAACGGGATTCGAGAAGAGGCGCTATTTGTTCTCGCCGGGAAGGATTTGTGGCGACCGGCAGACAAGTCAGTTTGCGGGGTTGATCTATTCGAAAAACTCTCGGAATCCTTTCCGGGAAAGATGCACCACCATGACGGGGCGATGGAGTTTAAGACCTCGAAGCAGATGGCCGAAATGTTCAGCGAGTACCGGGTATTCCTGAATCTCGATAATGCAGCGGGGAGACCGCTATCGACTTCCTTCACGGAGGCTCTGGCAGCCGGGATGCCGGTTGTGGCTCGGGACCTATCGGGACTCTCCTACTTTGACTACATCGAAGGGAATGGAATCGCAGCCTATAATTTAAGCGAGATTGCCGAATTCATCGCTCTCTGTTTCTCGGACATAGCATTCGCTCGAAGGTGTAGCGCCCGTTCTAGGCAGATTGCGAAGGCGGCGTTCTCGACCGAAGCGGTTCGGCCATTCTACGAAATCGGAAGGTCGGCATGACGATTTCAAAGAACCGAGAGGACGATCTAAGGAAACTGCAAGAGCATGCCATCGAGGAATATGAATCTGGCAAAAATCTCCAAGAGATCGGTGAACAATATGGATTTTCGGGCAGCACTGTCCTGCATATTCTTCAATATTTAGGTGTATCCAGAAGATCAGGAACACCAATCCGTCACGGCCACAACCAAGTTGGGCATCGGACTGGAACTTATAATTCTTGGGACACGATGATTCAACGCTGCACCAATCCAAGAAACGATAACTATAGAAATTATGGTGCGCGTGGTATTACGGTATGTGAACGCTGGCTGATATTCGCTAATTTCCTCGCCGACATGGGAGAGCGCCCGGAAGGTCTAACGCTTGATCGGCTCGATAATTCTAAGGGATACGCTCCTGAGAATTGTAAATGGATAACAAGGAAAGAGCAGTTGAATAATAAGCGAACGAATGTAGTAATCGAATACATGGGCAAGAGTCAGACATTGGCTCAATGGGCCGTAGAACTTGGCGTGGACTATATGGCTCTCTGGCACAAATATCGGAGAAAGGGAACATGGCCCCCGAAATAATTTCACTTCTCCTGCCTTCCCGGAAGCGCCCGACCATTCTTCGCCGGATGGTTAAGTCTGTCCGAGATACGGCGACTAACCCTGACCGCATCGAAATTGTAGTCCGATTTGATGATGATGATGAGGCTAGTGCGGAAGAGGCCCGCATGGATGGACTAGTAGTATTGGTCGGTCCACGCATTCGAAAGATGACTCAGTACTGGAATCTGTGTTTCGACGAGTGCTCTGGCTCTATATGTCAACAAGCCAATGATGATTATATAATAACTAGTAATGGATGGGACGTTGCTCTCGAACAAGCGTTCGCAGAAGTGCCTGATAAGATTATGTGCGCGCATTTTTCAGACGTATATGGTCATGGATCGAATTTTGGCCCCCATGCATTTACCAGCCGACGCTGGATAGAAACATTAGGTTACTTTATAGCACCGTACTTCAGTAGTGACTTTGGTGACGCTTGGCTTTTAGAAATAGCGAACATCCTCGGACGCCGAAGATTCCTACCCTTCAACATAGAGCACTGGCATTTTTCTCAAGGTCTCGCCGAGATCGACGAAAACACCGCCGAACGGTTGCAACGCCATCGGGAGGACGATCCCGAAACTCTGTACTACAGTCCGGCAATGCAGGCCGAACGCCAGCATGACGCGCAAAAACTGGCGAAGTTAATGGACAAAACAATCAGCACGAAGGGTTGGTGCCCGCCGCACAACAATATCCGAAGCGCCGGGATGTGTCCGAAGTGCGACAGTTTATCGACTGTGGCGGTCGGAGTAGGGCAGTTCCATTGCAATTGTTGCTCGCACATTTTTACGAGATAGCGTAGGATGGGGACACCGTGATTGGTCACGGCATCCCCGCAGGCTCAGTCAGTTAGGACTGAACATGCAAAATAGAACTTTATCACACAACTCAAATTATCGGCACGGCCATGCTCTCGCAGGCAAAGAGACCGCTACGTACATCTGTTGGAGAAACATGATCTCTCGTTGCGAGAATAAAAATCAGAAAGATTACAAATACTACGGTGGTCGTGGGATTCAAGTTTGCGAAAGATGGAGAACTGATTTTACTTCATTCCTTAGAGATATGGGTGAAAAACCCAAAGGAATGTCCATAGATAGGATCGACAATAATGGTGATTATGAACCCTCTAATTGTCGGTGGGAAACACACACTAATCAAATGAATAATAAGAGGAATAGCGTTCTAATTACGAGAGAAGGATTGACATTGAACGCTTCCGAGTGGGCTAGGAGAATAGGTGTGGACCATCACACTATCGCAAGATGGCATCGGAAAGGTACGTGGCCGCAGGGAAAATGAAAACAAAGTGGGAATTATTGATTCTTACAATGCCAACTCGCGTCGAGTTTCTTCGGCGTTTATTGATTTCATTGGAGCCGCAATGTGCAAGTAATCCAGAAGTTTCGATTCGTATTCGAACTTGTGATCCACGATATACATTAGGAGAGAATCGTGAAATGTTGCGCCGCTCGTCGGAGGCTTCGTATCTTAGCTTCGTAGACGATGACGATGGCGTTGATCCAGAATTTGTTTCTACTATTCTTCCATTATTGGATGGTATCGATTATGTGGGATTTGATGTTCAAGCATACATTGACGGAAAACCGTTGGTAAAAATCACTCATCATTCACTCCGATATGATGGCTGGTATGAAACGGATGAATTTTACGCCCGAGACATCTCACATATAAACCCAATGCGTAGAGATTTAGTACTTCTGGAAGCCTTCGAAGGCGGTCACGGAGAGGACGTTCGATGGGCCGACCGGATGCGGGCGAGAGGTGTTCTGAAAACAGAACGCTACATAGATCGGGTTCTATACCACTACTATTTCCGGACCCGAAAGAACATCGGCAAGCCGTGCCCGAAGTGTGGGAGTACGTCCACAGTGCTCGTCGGCGAAGGAACGGTATGCAATGCCTGCTCGCTATCCTTTGACCGGCATCCGGAGCAAAAATCTTGTCTTTGGACTTGACTTGGGCATCTGGATTTGCGAGTATCGTGGCCTGCGGGTAGGTAGGTTCTCCGGTTGAAAGGCGAGGGCGGGTGGGTAGCGAGTGGACCAACGTGGAGGGTGGACGGTTTGCCAGCACCCTTCGGCGGGTCGGACAAGGCTTAGGCCGCCCTCGTTTTTAAGCTTTCCAAGCGATATAGCCCAAAAGCAAAAGTTCGAGGATCATAGCGACCAGCATCGCTGCTCTGTACCACTTATCGATTAGAGTTTGCTTGTCAGCCATGTCAGTAGGAGGAGTATCCCCGCGCTTACCAGTGTCACCCATGCCGGTTGTTGCCTCCCGGTACCCCGCATCACTCGTCCAGTAGGGGAAAGTCGGTTCCGTTAGAAGTGAAAAAGTCACAGACTCCGGTCGAGGATACCCCGTCTTTGTCGGTCTCTTCATCTCGGAATATTTCGCAGGTGTGGAACTTGTCGATGACCCGCTCGAAAAAGTGCTGACAATATCGGCATTGTTCTTTGCCATCGGCTTCCCGGTAATTGACCTCTTCGGCGTCGAACTTAACGGGACGCGATTCGATCAATCTTTCGTAGAAATTCTTGCTCACCGTTGCCATTGATTAACCTCGTGAATACCGGAGACGGAGTAAAAACGTGATCGATAATCGCTTCTCCGTAATGGCCAAGTACTGCATTGATCGATGCTTCGATATGTGGACCTAGTTCGATACTCGCTTCTCCGTAATGGCCAAGTACTGCATTGATCGATGCTTCGATATGTGGACCTAGTTCGATACTCGCATACTCACCAGTGTAGATTTCCGGAGGTGGAGGAGTCCAAATCTTGCTCCGGCCCATATCGAAAATCTTCCGGTTGGGATCAAACACAAACGGAGCGGCGGTCAGAAACGCCATGAACCTTCGTCGAGAGAGTTCCATCTATTGAACCTCGGTGGGCGGCATCTCAATATCGGACGGTCTAGCCCGAGCCTTTGCTTCGAGAGCGGCAATCTCTTCTTCGGTTAGTTCCGGAACCGGAACAGCCGGTGCTCCGAACTTTCGGCCACACTTCCCGCAAAATCTATCGGATTTATCTCCGATTTGTCCACATTCGCATTTCTGTGGAACGACCAGTTTTTCCCCGTCCGACCGGCAAAAGGAATCCCCGCTCCTTGGTTTCGTTGGGCATATCGGGCAAATTAGCTCGTTCGATGAACCATTCCGTACCGGCTGGGTTGCACGCATAAGTTGCTGGACTTCTTTTCTACACAAGCAGCGGCATTGTGGATCGCGGCATTCCGCATGTTGGCCGCTAACACAAGACTCACAAAATCCCGGCAGGTTCGTTCTCCTTCCGGCCCCAGCGTTTCATGGCAGCGTGTCGAGCTTTGAGCCGATTCGCAGCAGACTTTGCCGGACTCGATACCCGGCCCCCTTTAGCACCCCGGCAAGAAAGGCATGGAAAGGGCCGATTATGCAATTCGCAAATTCCGTTACTAGTTGTACCCCTCATGCCCAAGCACGATACACGAAACATTTGACAGAGTCAATGCCCAAGCGTATGGTGCTCTCGATGGCCACCTTGCCGACCTGTGGAAATTTCCTAGCTGGAACGTGCGAACGATCTGATGTCTACGTCTCGAAGGAGACGGACACTGCTTTTGTGATTGCCTGCCGGACGTGCGCCTCGGTGAACGTGTGGCCGAAAGACAAAAACGAATCTGCCGGGAAATACGAAGCATACCTTCGCCATCAAGCCGCCCGAGAAGCGCAGTACCAGTACGATTCAAGCCGACCAGCGTACTCGTTTCTGACCAGTGGAGATAAGACATGATGACCGCCGAGGCCCGAGCCTTGCAATCCGCGAAGATGAAGGAAGCATGGATTAAGCGCAAGGCTCTAAAGCAGGAAGTTCCCGCCGATCCGGGGATTCGGGAGGCGATGGCAAAGGTTCCGATGAATGCGGTAACACCAGCGGCATTGCCGACACCTACTCCACCTCCCCCGGAATCCGACACGCTCGATCAGAGCCACATCATCATCGAAGTCGATTGGGACCATCTCCCGATGTCCGAAGCGCAGCAGTTTTACGCTCACCTGAAAGAGAACTTCGAGCGGGCCGGTAAAATCCTGAATGCCCGGTCGATGGAACGAACTTCCGGATATACCTGCTTCATGTGTCACAAACACTTCCAAGGGAATCCCGGTTTCACCGACCACAGCTACATCGATCCCGCAACTGGCCTATCCCCCCGAGTGGATTGCTGTGGCGAACTCTGTGTGATCAACTATAATTCCTTCCGAATCAACGAACGGCACCAACGGCAACTCGCCCAAGCTGCCGCCCAACGAAATGGCTAAACATAACGATCCGGTCTGGATGGATCGCTCCCGCCAGTTACTCGCTCGCCTGCCGATTAAATCAAGGGAACATAATCAGATGACGCCTTTCAGCTTCTTTCCGAGTCAGGAAAGAAGATTCCAAAGGATGCGGGAGCAATGGCGTCGAGAAGGGCACATTCGGATCATTGATCTGAAGAGTCGGCGTGTGGGATTTTCGAGTCAGACCGAAGGAATTTTTTGGTGCAGGGGACTGGGATTCTCCAATATGAACATGAAGATCGTCGCCCATCTTACGACGAGCGCCGAGGAACTGTTTCGTGTTCCAGGCGATCTATCCAGAGGATTCCCAAACTTCCCGCTCGAAGACATCCAGCAAAAGAAAATCTATTTCCGGCATCCGAGTGGAGATAGCCATTTGACGGTTGCGACCGCTGGCACTCCATCGGCGGGGCGCGGGGGAACGCTCTCCGCGCTTCATCTTTCTGAAGCAGCTTCCTATCCGGATGACGAAATTTTCACGGCCATGATTTCGTCCGTGTCGAAGGGTCCAGGAAGCATGATTATCATTGAATCGACGGCCAATGGCCGGGAAGGTCCGGGGGCGGCGTTTGCCGAATACTGGGATGAAGCGGTAGCGGGTCGAAATGGGTACATCCCCAACTTCGCATCGTGGCTCGAAGACCCGGCCTTCATTCGTCCGGAAGAAGAGGCGGAAGACGCTCCTCGGGACGACCTCGAAAAAGAGTTGATGAAGGCTCCATTCAATGCGACTCGGGAGCAAATCGCATGGATGCGTCGAACGAAAGCCGATGACTGCCGGAACATCGAGTCAAAATTCCTGCAAGACTTTCCGCACACGCCCTCGGTAGCCTTTCAAGTATCGGGATACCCGGCTTTCCCGAGGGAGGAGCTTGCGTATGCGGAAAGCACGGTCAAACCACCGATCTGTCGAGGGTCTTTTCAGCGTATGGCTGGGAGTTCGGCTTTTAAGTTCATCGAGGACGATAACGGTCCTGTCCATATGTGGAAGAAGCCCGTCAACGAAAAAAATCGTCCAGATGGATTGCATTACTACATCGGAGCGGATGCTGCGCTTGGAACTGAAGAGGGTGATTTCTGCGCTTACGCGTGTATTTGTGGAGAGACCGGCGAACTCGCTTGCCGTTTTGCTGAACGAATTGCCCCCGAAGTCCTGGCGAATCAACTCGATATGTGCGGACAGTACTACAATCGAGCAATGGTAAATCCGGAATTGACAGGGAATCTCGGGAGGTGGGCGCTTGTCAAGCTACGCGACGTATACCGATACCCGAACATCTACACTTGGAAAGGGCGAGACGACCGGAAAAAGGGTAAGAGCCGTAGTATTGCCCTTGGCTTCGAAATGACGCAGGCGACACGCCGATTAATCGTGGATGCGGCTCGAAGCGGCATTCGCATGGGGCTAAAGGCTGAACCCGGAGCACTCGTCATCAATGATCGAGCGTTGATGGACCAACTCGGGATGATGACGGTGAAGGAATGGCGGTGGGACATTCTTCGGGGGCACGACGATATTGCCGTAGCCTGGATGATTGCGGCTTTAACCCGTGAGCAGTATCCTCCCCCTCGAATGAAGTACGCACCAAAAAACTTAATGGACCCACAGAATCCAAAGGAAATATTGGCTGGATTGCCGCTCAAGGAAGAGATTGGACCGATGATCCAGCGAGAAATGAGACAATTTATGAATCAAGCCAAAACGCCTGCTCCGGGTAGTCGCGTACGGTGGAGCACAAGGGCACGACTGGCGGGAATATGAGCGCCTACAACCGTGGGGAATTGAGTCTAGAGGCGTATTTGGTCCGTATTCTGGCCGCTCTATGTCGGCAAAATGGAGGGGAACTTCGGATCAAAGGGGAACTCGTCGATGCGATCAATGAGCCGACCACGCTCCTGAAGGACTGGGATTCAAAAACTCAGGAACTCGTCCTTCGCACCCACATGGGCAGTTTTGGGGAAGTTTTCCGTGTTGTGCCGGAGAAGCAGCCGACCAAAGAAGTGATTGCCGCCGATCCGATCAAGAAGTCCGAAGACCTGCCCCTTTTTACACAGAAGGGGTCCACACTTGATGACGAAAAGCTAAAAAAGCTAGAAACGGACTTGACTCGAAGACGTGTCGCAGCAATGATAACCGAAGATTTGAAGCGGCGTCGGGGCCAGCCGGAGGCATGAAATGGAACAAGTTGTATTACGGACGATGCTTCTGACTTTCCATCCCGACACGCTCGAATTGGACATCGATGCTCCGGATATGACCCTCGATTTTGGCATTGCCCTTCTCCAGCGGGCCAAGCACCTCCTCGAATTCCAGGAAAAACTTCTTTTAGCGAAACTGGTTCGAGAGCAGGATGTAGCAAATGAGATTCGGACGAATGATGTGATACGGAAGCTGAAACTCCAATGAGTGAAGATACGCCCAAAACGATCTTCGACCAAATCTGGAAGCAGTTCGCCGCTGACCGGAAAGATGGTAGGGCTGCCGCTGCCGTGAAATTGCAACGGGCGCTTGCCGAACACGCTTCCGATCTCGTTCCATCCTACGCGACGGCGAAGGAATTCATGTCGATGGTATTCGATTGCGAGCAGTTCACGAAAGAAGACAAGCAGGGGGATACCGGCGATCCGTTGACGAATATCAGCGATTGGATCAGCGGAAAGAAAGACTTCTCCCGAATCTCGATGATTAAGGAGCGGACGCACTGATGCAGCCACAGTGTCCGTACTGCCAGCGTCCAATGCAACTGAACACGGCGTCAAGCACCGAAACGCAGCGGCAGTTTATTTGCGGATGCCGGGGATTCGTGTACTACGTGAACGTCCCAAATTGGAAGCCTCCGCTCGAATTGAGAGGGAAACGTCATGGAGCGTAGAAAGCTACTCCAAGCACTGACCGCGCTACCGGCGATGGTGATAGCAGGTAAAGATGGCAACCCGGTCGGAGTGAAGTATGAGACCACACCGGATAAGCGATACGTCGTATTCCTGAATGCACGAATGGTAGATGTAACGGATTTTTGCGCTCCACCTTCTGAATCATGCCCTGCCGCACATACACTTCCTCCGGGAACTGTTGTCCATTGTGTCTATGTGAGTAAAGATGAATCAATGGACGAAATCATCCGTATCTACGAGGTCGGATAGTGTCCGTCACCTACGTCCAAGCGCCATTCATCGTCACCGAGGAGAAGAAAACTGTCGCTTTTACCGGAGATAAGAAAATATCGAAGCAACTCGATGAATTGCAGCGCATGTCGAAAAACGAACGGGAAAATAAGCAGGGAAGCAACCACTCCGATGAAATGCGGCAGTACTACAACCTGAATTACTATCCATCGGTATCGACTCCCGCTTTCCGTCCCCGTGTCATTCTTCCCGAAGCGCAATTCCTGATGTGCTGTGAAGCGACCGAGCTAACGAACGATACGCCCAAAGTTTACATCAGCGTGAATGGGAAGGCCGACGAGCAACGGGAGAAGGCATTCAACGCAGCATGGCGTCTCGGGATGTTCAATAACCGGCTCTTTGACGGTGTTTTCTGGTCGCAATTCGTCAATCCATCCTTCATGCAGGTTGGCTGGAATCCCGACGCTCGAAACGGGAAGGGAATGGTTTGGATCGCTGCCGACGATCCCGACACTATTTTCCCCGATCCGCACGCCAAGGATGACAAAACTTGGTCTTATGTCGTGAAGGAAAAGTACCTGTATGTCGATGAAATTAGGCGTATTTTCCCGGAAAAGGGGAAGTACGTCAAGATCGGCGGAGGGTACGACGATTACGAAGAGAATGAGATGGAAGGCTCCCATTTCGATCTTGGAATGGAACTTCCTCCTGGACCGCTTCGGATCGATGCCCCTCAAGGTTTCGAACATCAAAGGAACGGCCCTCGGGTACGCATCCGGTACGTATGGGTCAAGGATTATGCTCGGGATCGGGTGAAAGAGATCGCGGGACGAGAGGCCGGAGAAGGTTTCGAACTAGTAGTCCAGCCACGATTTAAGTGGAGGTATCCGAACGGTCGATTCATCGTCGAGTGCAATGGGATTATTCTGGCTGATGGACCGAATTTCATGCCCCGATTGCCGGAGGATGATTTCGGTACTTTCCCGTTTATCGGCTTGTGGTCCATGCCGCACCTCGATTCGATGTACGGACCTCCCCCGATTCGGTACGTGAAGTCTCCACAGGACATTGCCGAGCGAATGTATACCCAGCTTATCGAGAACATGATCCGAACGAACAATGTGCAGTGCTGGATTCCTCGGGATGCGAATATCGACATCGATGCTTACGGCGGGTTGCCAGGAGAAGTGCAGGTTTACGACGGCGACAAGCCTCCGACCATGAGTTCGCCGCCACAGATTCCGCAGCATATGACACAGATACCGGAACTATTGCTGCAAAAAGTGGCGCGGTATTCGGGGACAACCCCTGAACGGCAGGGGCAGGCGGGTGGGGGAAACATTTCACCGGAACTGTTTGACGCTGCTGTATTTCAGGGTCAGACATTCGTTCGGATGAAAGCCCGCCTTCTTGCCGAATCGTATCAGCGGTTAGCACGACTCGTTTTTTACACAATGGCCCGGTTCAAGCGGAACGAAGATATGCTGATGCCCGAGCGCCGGAAGCAGAAATCATGTTCATGGTTGCCACTTCCCGATGGGGCGGAATGCGATCTCGAACTCGATTCAGTTTCATTACAGGCAGTTTCAAGCTCGATGATGAAGAATCTCGTTCTTTCGCTCTCGAAGACGGGCGCGTTGCCGCCGAAGTTTATCTTCGAGACGATGGGTTTCCCGCAAGCCGACCAATTGGCAGAAGATGCGCAAAATGCACAAGCATTAGCCGCGATTTCGAAATTGCGCCGTCCCCGGTAGCCATGAACGCAGAAGAAAAACGCGCTAAACATACAGCTTATATGCGCGAATGGTATAAGCGTAAGCCGGGTTATAAATCTTCCGCTGATAGAAAATATCGTGAAAAATACAGAGAGAAGCTCAATGAATACGACAGAAAAAGGAGTCAATTTGATGCCGTGCGAATAGCAAACAGAAAAAGGTATAACGATACATATTTAGAGCTTCGCAAGGTGCCGGGTCCTGTCCGAGAAAAACATCTAGCCTATTGCAAATCGTACTACGAGAAAAATAAGGATTATTACCGCCAGAAAGAGAAGGCTAGGAGGGCCAGATATACAGAACAGCAATGGCATGCATTGCAGAGGCGGTACGGCCTAAAACATAGGCACAAACTGACTCCCGAACAGCGAGACGAAATGCTTCTGGCTCAAGGGGGTGTGTGCGCCATTTGTGGAGGTCCACCAACTGGACGGCAAAAGCGTTTTCATGTTGACCATGACCACAATACCGGCGTTCGTCGCGGACTCTTATGTTCGGCTTGCAATTTTGCAATGGCGCGGGTAGATCATTGCCCTGGCTGGTTACTAGCTGCTGCAAAATATCGACTGCGAGGCAAGCGGTGAACCAGCAAGGTCAATGGGTTCGAGTCGGCGATGCTGCGAGATATTACCAGACCACGACGCAGACTATTCGAAATTGGTGCAAAATAGGGCTGCTTGTACGTGTCGGCTGCCGAGTAATGCGTGATCCAAAGGGTCGATGGCGCATTCAACTCCCCGAAAGAATAAACTAAAAAATGCAAAATAGGCAAAGCGCAAGATTGACGTATCCGTGTGTCTACCCGCACTCTGTTTCGCGTGCAACATAAGTTCGAATTAATTCATCTCAGCGAGCACACGCATCCAGGGTATCTCACTCCGATCTATCTCGTTCAATTTGCCATCGATGGTCAAGTAGCTCCTCCTTTTTGGTCAACGAAGGCTGATCGTGTGCAAAGCGGAGAAGATGCATGGTTCGATGGGTTGAAATTGCAAGCCGAAGGCGCTCTTGCCGAATGTGGCCCTTCGAAGGCTTTGACGAACTAGGAGATTCATTTTATGGCGCGAGGACGTAAAGCACGCGGCTCCATGAATACAAAAATGGCCGGACGGCACCCTGGAAGCAGGAAGGCTGGACGGTACTAATTTTTGTAAATCTATCCGGGGGTCTCTCCGCATTTCGCGGATGCCCGGAAAACGAGAGGAGACACCAATATGGCTCGACGTAGGGGTCGGCACTCGAAGCGTAAGTAGTTGCGCTGAGAGAACAGAAGCGTGGAAGGCACTGCTGGAGGCGGGACACTGGCCGGTTCCCTTTGTCCCGCCTTTCGCACGGAGGAAGAAATGGGCACTGAACATAATGGTCGAAACGACCAAATCGATGTTGAGCAGATCGACCGAAACATTCTGACAACCGAAGACTCGACGCTAGAATCGCCATGGAACGAAGAGGTTATGTCAGGCGACGCAGATTGGGGACCGCAACTTTTCAACCAAATGCCAGAGGATCGAGTCGGTTTTATGACTAATGGTAGGAATCGGAGGGACCGGCGATAGTGCGATGTTCAATGCCATGACAAGTCGAACAGAGCCAAATTACATCGAGCGGGGAATTGTATCCTCGGTGATGATGGCCGTGTGGTTTGCATTCCTTCAGACATTTCGAGCATTGATTAGGACGCACTACCAATCCTTTTCGGATGGCATCGAAAAGAGCCTTGCGAGCCTTTCTCTTCTCTGGATAGTAAATTGGTTTATTCCTGTCAATTTCACGCGCCTTTTCTGGGTTCTTAAGTCGCCATTCTCGGGAGCATTCTCTCAGATAATCGGCATGATCGATGTAATAGCGGTGCTGATATCCCTCCGCATTCTGTGTGTATTGTTTGAGTTTTTCCGGGTGTTCGCTACGCCATTGTATTTGCCATTGGCGGCATTTTTCTCGGTTTTTGGAGCGCCATTCCCGGAGGTATTCAGCTTTTGAGTTGGGCATGAGGGATTCTACAGCAAAAGGAAGGAAACACAATGGCCAAGGGAAACCACTTTGACATCTATGATACGCCCTACGAGACGCAACCTCCGAAGGGTTCTGCGGAAGGCACTATCGACTACGGTGGTGTAGCCGAGGTTGCGGATGATGCTCGCACCGATCCCTTGGGCGTGTTGCCCAAGGATGCGAAGCCGCGAAACATCGGGCCTAGCTCGAAGGAGTAATGTGAGTGGCTTCTCCTCCAAATCCGCTAGGCGGTGGTGCCCCTCCGGGTGGAGGGATGCTCTCGACCATCCTCGGGGCGCTATCGAATCGAGCCTCGACGAATCCAGGGCAGGATTTGTCTCAACAGTCGGCGGCATTACAAGGTGCCGACCCTTCGATGGTTTTGCGTCAACTCGAACAGGTCAATCAGGTGCTCGGGGTATTGTTCGTCAAGACGTTCCAAAGTCTGCCGAACATGGCGAATCAGATCAGCGCCACGATGAAGGCGCTATCCAGAGCGATTAAGGAAGGGCAACAGGCCAGTAATGTAACCGAGGCGGTCAGCAAGAACGAGGAAGGATCGAGTCAGCCGCCGATCAATTTCAGTGCAGTGAGTCAAGGGCAGGTTCCTGGTGCCGACCAGGGTGCGACAACTTAAAAGGAGAAAACTGATTTTATGGATGACATCAAGAAGTTCCTCGAAGACAAGCAGAACCATCCCGACAATACCCCTGTACGGATTGGGGATACCGAGATTCCACTAGGTTCGCTTCGGCAATTGAATGCTTCGGAGCGACAGACACTTTCGGAAAGACTCAAGGGGATCGAAACTAAGGAAACGGAGCTTAATCAGCGGCAGGCGCAGGTTGTCGATCTCGCGCAGAAGGCGCAGCAGGCGTATAACGCCGCCGAAGAAGCCAGAAAAGTGGCGACGACGCGGCAGGCCGATCCTGGAAGCGATCCGTTCAACGATCCGTGGCTTCAACCAGTTAAAACGGCGCTATCGGAGCGGGACAAGAAGCTCGAAGAGTTCTCGAATATGGTCAAGGGCCTGCAATCGACTATCGGGCAGGCCGCTACGATTTGGGCACAGGATCGATGGGACCGGGAGTACGACTCGCTCAATTTTGGGAAGCGCGAAAAGAAGCCCACTCGGGATGAACTCCTGAAGTTTGCCCAAGAGCAGAAGCTTGTGGATCGGCACGGAATGCCATCGGTTCGAGAAGCATGGAACAAGATGTCGGAGGCGGATCGGCTAGAGGAAGCCCGGAAGGAAGCCATTGAAAAGGGTCGGGAAGAGGGCCGAATGGAAGCGATGGCCGCTCGTGTGACGGCTCCCGGCGTATCTGGAATGGGGCAAGCGCCGATGGGTAAGGAAAAGCCGATCACTCCGAATACCGACATTCTCGGAGATTTGTACGGGGACGCAATTAAGGACCCCGAACTTAGGGCACTGATCGAACAGTCTGGTGTCGTGTAGACAAAAGGAGCCTTAAATGGCGTTTACAGTCGGAACTGGCGTTAATCAACCCAGCGCGTTGCTGGTCAACACGCTTCAGTCGATCTCGCAGAAGATGATTTATCCGAAGGTTGCGGACCTCGTGTTCCAACCATCGCCGACATTCTCTTTCTTGAACCAGTATGCCAAGAAATACAATGCCGGAGCCGAAATCGTCTATCCCCTCCTCACGACCAAGATTACGACTCGCGGCTCCTACTGGGGCGACCAGCTTTTGCCGACCTCGGCAATAGACGCGATTCAACCGGCTGACCAAGTGTGGCGTGGCTATTTCCAAGCAACCACACTGCCGGTCATGGACATCGTGATCGGGCGCGGCGGGCCGGTAGGTCTCGATCTCGTGAAGACCTATGTACAGGCTGCCGCTGGTTCGATGCTCGACATGCTAGCCGAAGCGGTAGCCGGTAACGCGCCATTTAACTCAGCGACCGACCTCGATTCGATCAATGCCTGGGTGCTACAAACCACGAATACGATTGCCGGGATCAACCGCACGACGAGCACGTTCTGGCAGCCACAGCCGAATCAGCCCATCTCCGGCCACTTGACCCCGATCAAGTTGCTTCCGGCCTACTTCCTGACGACCTATGGTTACGACGAGCCGAACCTGCTCATCCTGAACAACACGGATTTTGCGAACTTCGAAGGGCAATTCACGCAAAACTCGAACGCAGCGGCTTCGACAACCATCATCCGCGCTACCGACAACTATGCGGATACGGCCCCAATCCAGACTTCGTTCCGGTATCACATGCGGTTCAAGAATGCCGTTGTGCTTGCGGATCAGCACTTCCCGGCAGGGACGGGATACCTGTTGAACACTAAGTACATATGGATGGTGTATAACATGGGTTCATATTTCAGAATGACCCCTTGGATAATGCCGTCCAATCAGGATGTTATCACATCGCGCATTCATCTGATTTGCCAACTCGGATGTAATAGGCCGATTGGTCAAGTGGCGTTGACGTTACTATCGTAACGCGACGGGGTTGTTGGTAAAATGCAATGATGGAACCAACACAGATCGACTGGGCACGGCTCGCGGCTTTCATCGACGGCGAAGGGACGATTGTGATTAAGCCATATTTAGTGAAATATACACAATTGTTCGTTCGTATTGCCAATACTGATCCCCGCCTTCCCTTGTGGTGCAGGAAATGTTTTGATCACGGGAAGGTATATGCCAGCGACAGTCAATCCAGGAAATTTCCTGGCCGCATGAGGGTGTATACATGGATTGTTCAGTCAAAAAAGGCAGAATTAATTCTCCGTGGATGCCTGCCGTATTTCATCCTAAAGAAGGAGCAGGCGGAGATTGCGCTGGCGTATCGAGAAACATTCAATCACATTAAGGGTAATACGCCATTGCAGGAACTTACTCCAGCTAGGTACGCTCTCAGGGAGCATTATAGGCAGGAACTGAGCCGTATAAAGAAAGAGCTTCCGCAACATGCGTTCGTGGGCGCACCAGAGCCGCCGAATCCGAAGGAAACGATTCAGTAACACGAGGAGAGCAGAATGGCGATCAACATTTCGGTACAGCGCGTATTCCCCGGATTTGGGGCTACCAGCCTTCAATCGATTCAGATTGCGGCGGGGATCGCGGTCACTTCGGGGACGACCTATTTTGTTCCCGGAACGAGCCTGAACAGCGTGGCGGGGCTACTTGTCCCGACGATCACTTGTGGCCGTGTCCGGGTGAAGATTTACAACGGCACCGGCACGACTCCGACGCTGACGAAGCTGCAAGTCCAGGCTTTCGATAACACGAATACCGTTGTGATCGCCGACTGGAATCCGTCCACTGCCGCGACGCTCTCCTCGACGAGTTGGTTCGATAGCTATGCCGATTTCGTTGTCGATACGGCTCCATCGACGATTTCTGGTGGAGCGGTTGGTTGGTTGATCGGCAGCGCGAGCGCCGTAACCGGCAATGGCGGCATTACGTCCCTAAAGGTTATTCCGACGCTCGGTGGAACTGGGCCGGGCGCAACGATGGACGTGGAAGTGTTCGGCCTGATCTAAAAACAAGTTTCTCCACTGGTCGGCAACGGGCCGGGTCGGGCATCTCCCATGCTCGGTTCTGGCCCGTACCAGTTTTAGGAGCACATGGCTACCACTCCTATTGCGCTATTTACCGGGTCTCTGATCGGGGACGTTCTTATTCAGGCGCGAGAGACCGTTCCGGACATGCCCCCATCCCTCCCTGTCCCGATAGCAGCGGCAGTCGTAACGACTCCTGGTACTGGAACTCTTTCGGCAGGGACTTATTTTGTCGAAGTAACCCAATGGAATCAATGGGGAGAGACGCTTCCATCGACCGAATCTTTGCAACTGACTGTGCTGGCAACGAATGGAATCCAGATCACTTCTGCCCTACAGGTCGGAGCGACGAAGATTCGGGCTTATCTAACTCAGGTGAATGGACCATCGGGAAGCGAATCGCAGTACGTCGAATCGACCACTTCTCCGTTCACGATCCTTGTTAATCCGGTTCTGGCCGGGTCTCCTCCGGTACGTGGAACGGCATGGCTGCCGGACTCGGACGGCGGTTTCATCTCGGCAGGAGCAATTTACCGCTGGCTGAATGCTGGTCTCGAACTCATTGCTCGTGGTACGGGAGGGTTTCAGGACTATTCAGCGGTGGGATCGACGATCAATCAACCGCTCTACCAGATTCCGGGGACGTGGAACGCGATCACGTCGATCTGGTATGACGGCTACTGGATGCAGGGCGGCGATCCAGGCTATTTCTGGCGGCGCAACTCGATTACGAGCCAAGTTCTATCGAGCGCCCACGTATCGATCAGTTACGGGAAGACGGTTCTCGAAGTCTATCCGCAACCGACTCGAACTTCGATTGTGACGACGCTCTCGGCACCCATGCTTGCGACCGACACGACGGCGGCGCTTACAAACTCTAGTTTCACGCTGCCATTCGGATTCGTCTCGGTCGGTTCCGAGATTATGGCCTACGCGACGATTACCGCTGGCAGCCTGACCGGACTCATTCGCGGCATCGGTGGAACGACTGCCATCGCGCACACAACGAGCGAAGCGGTCATTGAATGCAATATCGCTTGGATGGGGAAACGGCAATCGAATCAGACCTACACTCCTGGGCAATCGACGTTAACGCTTCCTGTGACAAACGGATGGGACCAGCTTCTCGTCCAGTATATTGCCGGTCGAGCGAAGATCGTCGAGCATGACATGCAGTCGATGCAGGCATTCAATTCGGACATGGAAAAATCGATCAAGGGATGGGCACAGACAACGAATACGGTGGTGCGCCGGAGGCAGGTGGGCGGCAATAACAGCCCGGTTGTGTACTACGGCGATCAGGCGGGAGGTCTAATCGTTCCCTAATGGCATACGCCGCGCAGTCCCAAGGACCTTGGCTCAAGGGGCTATTTGCCTCGAATCAGCCGCTTACGCAACCGAAGGGATCGTTCCCTCGCGGGTCGAATCTTGTTTTGATGGAGCGTGGCGCTCTGACTCCGTGCGATGGCTCGGGGATTATCAACGCTTTTGGCGGAACTTCTCCCAGCAATCAAGGTAAATTCCTCGATATATTCCTATTCGAGCCTACCGGCGTAACCCCTTATTATCTTGCATTGCAGAGAGCGCCTGCGCATTTGGGGGCACCGGCAGGACTCGTAGCGACTTTGGCCGCAGGAGGAAGCCTGACCTCGGGGACGACGTACTACTATGTTGTGACTTCAATCGATGGGACGGGCGGGGAATCGGTAGCTTCGAGCGAGGTAAGTGCGACACCTTCGGCTGGCAATCTATCGGTCAAACTGACTTGGAATACGGTTCCGAATGCCTTTGGATACAATATTTACCGCTCAACCTCTCCGGGAGCGGAAATCAAACTCGTTGCTGCTGGTCTGCCTGTCCTTCAACCGTCCACGGCAACCACAACCTTCACGGATACAGGCATTGTTTCGTTTACGACATTGACCTTCACGAACGTCTCGGCGGTAGGATCGACGAGCGGCGGGCAGAACTACATTCAGTTCACGCTTGCGGGATCGCAGACGTTTCCTTCTGGATCGATTATCGGATTGCCGCTCACAGCCACACTCTTTGTGCCGACTGGATTCAATGGTAGTTGGACAGTTTTCAGTCAGCCCGCACCTAATTCCGTCATCGTGCAGGGTGGTCCGGGTTCCGGCTCAACGGCTGGATCGAACATCTCGATTGGGCCGTTCAATGCCGGATCGGGCAGTAGTTTTACAGGGATCAACGTAGCATGGTCTAATCCTAATAATGTTACCAATGGCGGTGGAGGGAGTTTCGCAATTGCGAATGTCACACCGTCGAATCCAACGACCAATTTTCTTGGCGCAGCTAATTTCAGTGGATTTTCAGCCATTCCGATAGGCGCAGCTATCCTCGGAATCCAGATGGACATACATCGCAAGGTTGCCCCTGCTGGTGCTGGTCTCGTGCAAGATGTTGGAGTTTTTCTAACGAAAGCGGGAGTTATTACTGGGTCGGATCATTCCTCCGGTACGCCGTGGCCGACGACGGCGGCATGGGTGCCGTACGGAGGTCCTACGGACCTTTGGGGCGCGGCGTGGACCGATACAGACATCAAAAACTCTGGATTCGGTGGAGGAACGACGGCGGAATATTTCGGTAGTTTGCTCAAATCAATTAATCCCGCCGTGGACGGCATTCGAATCACTGTTTGGTACTCGTCCGGTACTGGAGGAACGCTCGTATTATCAAATACTTCCGCCGTTTCAAACCCTCCTACGATAGACACGACGACGCAGACAGTGCTCTTCAAAATGCCGAATTCCGGTGGACTGCCGATTCCCTATTCCTTCGCAAATGCCGTGGCTTACTATCCATCTGCCGAGGTTTCTCTTGGGACGCCTCCTTCGGGTGGTTCCGGTGGAAGCGGAACCACTGGCCCTGGTACGCTTACGAATTCGACGAGTTCTACTCCTTCCGGTGGGATTATTGGATTGGTTGGACCGCTTCCCCAATTCAAGCAATTCACGAACCGCGTCATTATTGCTCTCGGAAATGGCTTTCCGATGCAAATTTATTGGGACCCTACAGGAACCGCCGTAAATCCTGCCCCGACCGGAACTATTGCGTCGGTTGTTAAAACGGGCGACCTAGTAACCGTAACGGTTTCGGGGGTCACTCTCAATGCCACAAATCCGAATGCTGTCGCTCCAGACCAATTCTTCCCCGTAGGAGCGAATGTAGTGCTTTCGAATATGTCGGACCCAACGTATAACGGGGCATTCGTAGTGATTTCCGTGCCTTCGGCAACGACTTTCGTAATCCGGAATCCATTGGCTTCGGGTGGTCCATCTACTGGTACATTTACGATCTCAACCACGCCGATTACGCCCGCCGATGAAAACTTCATCCCGGCATATCCGGTATGGACTGCTTCCACAGCTTATGCGGTAGGAGACATCATCGTTCCAGCAACGCAACCGCCGAAACCGATTTACGTAACCGTTCTTCAGGCTGGAACTTCAGGTTCAAGTGAACCGGGATGGAATACCCCGCAACCAACCATCGGTGAGCAGTTCAAAGACAACAACATCATCTGGACGGTGACGGCTCTACTAAACAGCGCTGCACCACCGCCTCCTGGAGCCGGTCACATTGAAATTTATGCGGGATCACTGTGGGTGTTCAATACGTGGCCGATCAATACAGCAAATGGTCTAGATGGACCGACATCTCTTCGAATGTCGAATCTCAATAACCCTTTCGGCTGGAATCCGGTCAATCAAGCATTCCTCGATAAAGACGATGGCGCGGAGGGCATGGGACTCGGGAAGTTTACGATCACGGCGCAAGGTATTCCCCCCGAAGGCTCGTTGATCGCATTCAAGTACCGAGTCCCATATCAATTGATCGGAGTGTTCGGGGCGAATAACTTCGCAATTCAGCCGGTATCGAGCGATATGGGATGTCTCGCTCCCCGTTCGATCCAGTTTATTGCCGGAAACGGCCTCGTACGGTACACCCACCTCGGGATTGCGACTTTCGATGGTTGGCGGGATCAGGTGATCAGTGAGCAGATTCGTCCATTTATCTTTCCGGTGAACGATTTCGACGTTCAGGACATTGTGGTTGCCGATGCAAACTACTTGCCGCTTTCATGGGGAGCACAGACAGCGAACCCGCCCATGTATACATTTGCGATGCCGATTGGAAACAGCGGCGGTCAACTGACCCGAATCATGCTATACGATTTAATTCTGAAGTGTTGGGCGGCTCCGGTTGATTTGCCATTCCCGATTGGGTGCATGGTTCAGGTGCAGCCGGTCACGTCGAATCCGCTCACGATTATTGGCGGGTTTAATGACGGTTGCCTTCAACGCTGGCAGGCGGGCGATGTGCTTTGGTATACGGGCGGGGGCGCTGCCCAAATGGAGGTCGCATGGTCGGTTCGGACATCGACAATGGCCTCGCAGAATTCGAGTCAACGGCTATGGGCACGGAAACTGGTGATTCGAGGGACAGGATCGAATGTCGATACCGACCCGGCTATCGTGATGAACGTGCAAATCCGGCAAAGCGGGATCGTGAAGTCATCGATCAATTACACGGCCTCGAATCAAGGGGATTTCGATATTTTCGCCGACATTGGGCTGACGGGATTGCGGTTCGATGCCGTGATTAGCGGAACAGATCACTTAGAGCTTGACGGGTGGGATTGGGCGGTCGAACCGAGGCCGTTCGGTGTTCCGGTGCAGGCGGTATGAAGATTCGCACACTACGGGAAGACGAAACTTTTCCGCAGCACCTCGGGACGGGATTCGAGTCGATGCCGGTAATGAAGTCCTATTGCTGGATTGCCGAGCATGAAGGCCGAATAGTCGGGATATTGATGGCTGCTCCGTGTCATGGACTTGTGTACATCGTACGTCTCCGGGTCGAGGAAATGGCACCGACTATCACGGCAGCACTTTTGTTCAGGAATTTCATCCGGGATGTGAAGCAGATGGGCTTTGTTGGGTATTTCACTCACGTTGACCCATCGAGAGAGAGTGAACGGTCGATGATTCCGATTTGCCGGAAAGCGAAGGGACTGCAAATAGCGATGATGCAGATTCCGCTTGCCGGTTCAATTCAAGAGGCAGCGAGGTTCTAAATTTATGCCATTTCTAGCGCCACTTGCAGCATTTTTGGCAGCCAATGCAGGTGCAATTGGGGCGGGGGCTTCGATTGCGGGAGCGGGCACGAGTATCGGAGAAGCGATAGCGAATTCAGGTGGTCCACCGAAACCAGGGGCACTTCCTGGTCCCACACCGCCGACTGCGGGTCAACTTCAAACTGAGCGTGGTCTTGTGAGCCAACAGCTTCCGAACGTGATAGGAGCCACTTCGGGACTTGCGAATCCGGAATACGCCTCTTTAATGGCTCAGATTTTAGCTGGAACGCTTGGTCAACCGGGATCAACCGCTGCGGGCAATGCGGCAACGGGACAGAATTCTTCGAGTTTCACGCCTACGGGCACCAATCAGGCAACGAATGCAGCGATTCAAGGGAGTCCGATTCAGCTTTCGGACTTCGTGAATCAGATATAGAGGCCGCATGAGTGATTTTTTGGGGAGTATAGGCAATTTCTTCTCAAGTTCGGCAGGCAAAGGGGTCGAAACCCTAGCCGGTTTGGGAGCTACTGGTAGTGGTTTGGTCGGGAACTTGCTCGCCGACAAACAGCGTTCCGATGCGGCGAATCTTGCCAAAAAGAATGCGAATTTAACCCCCCAGCAACTCGGAGCAATGGTAACAGGAGCTACTCAGCCGCTCGACCGATCTCTTGTGCAAGCCATTACCGGCAATGTTGATGCTTCGCTTGCCGAGCAAGGACTGTCGCAGGCTCCAGGACTCATTGCTACGGCTACATCTCAAGCACTAGCGCCATACCAACAAATGAATCAACAAACCGCTCTCCAACTTGTGTTGCGTAAACTTGGCCTTCCTGCGGAGTACGCCGCTACAGTCCCTCAGAATGCCCAACTCGCTCCGCTGATTGCGATGCTTTTTAAGGGTTTCGGAAATAATTCTACTCCTGCTCGGGGTGGAGCATTACCGGAAACAACTGGGCCAACGCTCGATCAGTTGGGCGCTCCACCGACTTACGGTGATACGAGTGGTGATCCAAATAATTATGGGATCAATACATAACATAGGCGGTGACTTATTGGGTGGCTAGCTCGGGGACTCGGACAATTCGGGAGTGATGTTGGCAGCGGCTATGATATCTCGCTCGGATGGAAGGAAAGAGCGCAGCAAATGGCCTTGGCGAACGCTCGGCAGAAGCTTGCCGACGTGATGGGACCACTCCAAATTGCCGAGATTCAGCAAAAGCTGAAGCAGATGAATCAGGTTCAGCCTGCTGGAATCGAGAAATTGCCGACCGGAGCCATTTCCGGCGTGACATTCGATCCAAATACCGGGACGTACAGCCTTCAGAATCTTTCTCCCGGCGCTCCACCAGAGCCAAAGTTTACGACACTGCAAGCGGCAGCGGCGTATTACCTGCAAAAGGGGGATTTCGAGAAACTGAAACTGGTAAACGACGAGATTGCAAAAACAAAGCCTCCGGCGAAGGAAGAAAAGCCGGACACGCAGATTTTCGGAGGCTACCGCTGGCAATATGACCCAGAAAATAAGGTTCAGGGTCCTCGGGACAAAACAGGTCAGTACGTTCGGCTTGGGATTGCGAAAGAACCGAGCGGATCGACTCCTCCAGGCGATCTCGATGCAATCTCATATGATGTTGCAACCGGCAAGGCGAATATGCCTACTGGGAATCTCGGCGTTCTCGTTGCTAACAATATGAAGAAATTAGGCATTGAGCCGCCATTAAAGAAGCCGCCGAAGGATATTCCGCCCGATGTGCTAGCAATGCTCAAATCGCCAGTTCCAGTTACTCCTTCCCCGGAGGAAAGCCGCAGGCTTGCGGATGCAGCGGATCGTATTTTTGGTGGGACAGCCTACAAAGAGGATTTGATAAAACGTGGACAGCGATCTCCCTGGATGGGCCTGCGCGATCCCTACCGTGCAATTGCATATCCAAATGAAGAATATGCACGAATCGTTGGCCTGTTAAATAATTCAATCACGGAAGACCTGAGCGACGTTGGTGGTAGGCCGGTACAGTAAATATGCCCGATCAAGACATGGTTCGAGTGCAATCGAGGGATGGGAAGCTGTGGGACATTCCGCGCTCACGTTTGTCCGAAGTTACATCGCAGGGTAGGGCTAAATTATATATACCATCATTGAATGCACCGGCAGCATCGAAGTTTCCAACTGGATCGATGCAGACCCAACCCGGTGGTCCGATCTTGAATTATCGCGGATTGGCACCAGGAGCGATACAAAAATCTCCCGGTGGACCAATTATGAGCGGATTCCAACAAGAACATCCGATCAGGGCAATCCCACCGACTATTTTGAAGTCATTTGGTATCGATCCATCGGATGTCGAAAACGCGCATAGCTATGCGGATGCTCTCAAATCGGGTTTCGGTGGTGCCGCTAGTGATGTAGGGGAAGGGATGCTCGAATCATTCAAGGCTGGACCACTCGCTCCCGCATATTTTGCTTTGCAGGGGATTGAGGGAATATCGAAAAACATTCGATCCGGTAGCGAACAAGCCTATGAGTCATACAAAAATGGGGATCGATATGGGCTTGTGGAAGGATTGACACAAGTTGCAAGCGGAGTTGGACAAATCGCGGCAGCTAAGGCAGGAGAAGCTGGGGAGGGCGTGAAGAAAGTTCAAGCGAACGTCGGCAAGGGAATGGTAAATAATCCACTTGGGGATGTTCTGATTCGGAAACCAATTGCGGGAGCATTTGATGTTGGTAAGAATTTTGAAGAGCGGGCTATAAAGGAACATCAGGAAATTGTGGATACCATTAATCGGGAATACGAGCAAAAGATACAACAGGAAGGGAAAAAAACAGTTGAAGGGGAAGCCGAATACCGTACCAAACTCGAACACGCACGGGATGATTTTTCGAAGAAGCTGGCGGAAATAGAGAAAAAGAAGAGTGATTTCCAAGACCCGGTAGAGAGAGCTAAGAACAGGAAGATCAATGATCCGGCGCGAGAAGAGGGCACTTCCGTATCGGCTCGTCGAACTAATGCACAATTAAGGAAGAAATCTTTCACCACGCAGCCGCGTAGCGGTCCTGCATATCAGAGAATTGCAGGGATGGCGGATCAGGTTGCTACAGAGGACGTTCCTCGGCTCGACAGAGACGTTCGAACTGCACAAAATAATCGATGGACGGCCTTCCGGCAGGCGATTGGTGATCCTGGCAGAATGGTGGATTGGACTCCAGTTCAGCAAGCAGTTGTTGATGCGGAGACGAATATCCTTCAGGGATCGCCGGAGAATATCGCCATCTTCAGGAATATCCTCCGGGAAGGGGTCGATCCAACGCTAGAAAAAGCCACCGTTTTCAGGACAACAGGTGGAGCACTCGAAGATATATTGAAAAGCAAGAACTTAACGGAAGAAGGCCGCGCTAGGTTGATTAAACAACTCGGGGAAGAAGCTCAGTTCGAGGATCGAGGTGGAAGTGGTCCGGCTGCAAAGCAGAACGTTCAGATTCCATTCGAGGATGCGCGGGGCTATTACACCGAACTGGGAGAAAAGATTGCCAAAGCTCGGTCTCTTCCGGGAGATGTTCGGAGGGCGCTTAAATTCGTGCAGGATGCCGCTGATACGAAATCAATTAAGCCATCCATCCCGAAAGGGCAGCTTTCGATTTACAACCAATTGAAGTCCGATTGGGCGCAGTATATGGGAGATTTTTACGATTCGGATGGTCCACTTGCAAAGTTAAAGAATTCCTTGAACTCTGATTCTCGTTTGAATCTCATTACCGGCAGTGAAGGTTCAAATATCATTGATGCTCTCGGTCGATACGCTCGTCATAATCCGAATGTCGTCAATTTGACCGGACGGATTCGTTCGATGATGAAACAAGTCGAAATGCTCCCAACGGATGCGGGAGCGATCCCTGGAAGGCTTGAACCACCGAAGCTTCCAGAGCCTCCTGAGGTGACCCATCTATCCGAGCGCCCGAAAGGTCCAGAACCACTCGATGTAACGAGAGAGAAGATTGAAAAACTGAACAAAAAAGCGGAGGAATGGTCCCAATTGAGGCCCTGGCAATTAAGGGCAAGGCAGATTCCTCTTGCCATAGCGGAAAGGGTCATAGCTAATCTTTTGTCCAGACCGGAAATTCAACGATGGATTGCCGGAGCGAAATAGGATGCCAATGGAGCATTTCCAGGACGAGGAGAGTTATCGGAAATACCGCGCCTATACCCATATCCACGGAATACCGACCCATGCCCGAGAGGTTGTAGTCGGGGGCCGTAAGCATAAGGTGAAGCATCACCGGAAATCACGGAGGTCGTAATGGCCCGAAAAAAGAAGGACAAAAAGTTCATCCAGAAGGCCGAAAAGCGCATGGAGGAGAAGGGTACAGTCGGAGCCTTTGGACCGGCCACGAAGTCGAATATCGCCGAAGGAAAGGCCGAGGGCGGCTTACAGGCCAAAAGAGCCAATTTTGCGGCGAACATGCGGAAGATCGCGGCGCGTCATAAGGGCCGACATTCAAGGCGGCGCTAAGTGTTCGATAACAAGAAGATTTCCGGCTCACAGAACGGTTCGTCGAGGGAAGTGAAGCGTCTAAAACGGCGGTCTAGGAGGAGGTATGCCGCCCGAAGATGACCCGCACCGGCTCTGCAAGGTTGAGCTAAAGGTAGCTGTGATCGAGTCCGAGGCCAAGGGTACAGCCCAAGCTCTCGTTCTTGCTAGAAGCCTAGCGGCGGCGGAAAGCCTAAAAATGGCTTTGATTATGTCGGCAGTCGTCGGATGGCTGATTGCGATTGGCGGTATTTTATTCGGAGTGCTACGTAGATAGGGAGGAGGTAAATGAAGAAAATACTACAGATAGCAGTTCTCGTTCTGTGTGTGTCAAGCGTTGCCAGAGGGCAGCAAAAACTGCCTTTGACCGCTTCGGCGACGACCTGTACAACCACAAATACCGCGTGCCTCATTTACGGCATCGATTCGACGAATGGGGGAGCGACATTCACCATTGGATCGAACTCCGGGAACACGGTCCAGTTCGAGGCTTCTGGTGACGCAGGGGCAACTTGGGTTGCGCTCAGTGTCACACCATCCAATAGCACGACCACCGTAACCTCGACCACCGGCACCGGCACATGGCAGGCAAATGTGGCCGGTTATACAACCGTTCGGATGCGCTGCTCGACGTTTGTAAGCGGCAGCGCAGTCGTCTCGATCATCACCTCTCTCGCTTCTGCCCGCGCAGGCGGAGGTGGGGGAGGTGGTGGAACGGTAACGGCAGTCACAGGTACAGGTCCAATCGTTTCCTCCGGTGGTGCTACCCCGGCGATTTCTTGCCCCACCTGTAACACGAGTGGAGCCACGATTGCTGGCACGGTCACTACGTTTCATATCCCGTACGCGAGTGCTTCGAACACGCTGAGCGATACCATCGGCAGCGCGGTTACGGGAGCAACGGGAGCGATTGCATTGACTGCTGGTGCGGATACGACAACACAGCTTTCTCTCGCGGCTCACTCCGCTACCCAATCGGCATCGCAACTAGATATAAACGCAAGTAGCGCGGGGTCCGCTACCGGAGTGCCGTTTGCTGTTAGGGGGAAAGGGACTGGATCGTGGACTCCTGCCGGGGGCACGATGCTCGTGGAGTTTCTAGAGGATAGTTCCGGTACAGAGCCGGTCGGATGGGCTGTAAGAAATTTGAACGCTGTTGGATCGAGTGGAGTTCTGTCTGGAATATCCGCATTTGTGGATGACAACGGAGTTTCTTCGATAACGGGCGGGAATGCGGTTGGTGACTCAAACGGACTGTACGCCAATGTGACTTTTGCTGCTAACCCCAGTTTGTACGGGGCTGCAAGTGTTGCCGGGGGCCTTGGGATAACAATCGAGGCAAACGGGAGAAGTAACCAAATCCCGTTAACGATCTGGTCTGCCACTCAATCTGTAGGCTCGTCCAATGGAGATATGTTGGATATCACTAGGGGTACAACACCGGGGTTCCCGCTTGCCGGTTTTGACACTTGCGGCACCGCTTCTACGGCAGCTACCTGTAAGCTCTTTTTCGCTGGGACGACAAGCGGCAAGGCCACGATAAGTGCGGCTGCGGTAGCCGGAACTCCTTGTACCTTCCTGCTTCCTACCGTATCGCCTACCGCTGGTATTTTTCTCAATACAGCAGCCCCTTCGAGCGGAGCGTGTCAGACAGTTTGGGATACGCTACTTGTCGATAGCGGCTCTACGCTCAGCTACTCCGGGGCGAATGGGATTTCTACTACTTCGGATGGCGTGCATGCAGGACAGATTTCCCTCGTAGGGAATACGACCAATCCAGCGGTGCCTGCGAACACGGCGGGTATCGTAGGGCCTGCACTCGCTTCGTTTACGGCGTATTCGCTTCAACTTCCGAGTACGGGACCTACGAACGCGCTGCCGCTGCTTAGTTGCGCTACGCCTGCCAGTTCCGTCTCAGCGTGTACGTTCGTAGCTAATTCGGGTCTCGCGCCTGCGTTCAATACGATTACAAGCGGGACGAATACCACGGCGGCGATGGTAGTAGGTACGGGCGCTTCGCTTAAGAGTACGCCGGAATTCGACATCGGTGCGGTAGGTACGAACGGAGTACTGGGATTGAATGGCACTACAAGCGGGACGGCAAAGTTCACCGCACCGGCTGTGGCTGGAACTTCCACGAATGGCGTTACGATGACGAACGTACTACTCGGACCTTTGGGTGCTGTAGGCACACCGACTTACTCAAGCTCGACAAACGCTGGCGATGGTATGTGGTTTAGAAGTTCGGGGACTGTAGATATCTCTACAAATGGATCGGCTCAAGAAGATTTTGCAGGAGGAGGGACAATAAAAGCATCCAGTACTGGCGTTTGGGCTTTTGCTAGCGGCGACCCTTCGATAACTGGTCCAGATACGGGAATCTCGCGTATTTCCGCAGGCGTGGTAGGCGTTGGGAATGGAACGGCGGCAAACGTAACTGGAACTATCGAGCCGGGTAAATACGCTACGGGTACGAACTGCTCGTCTAGCGCCGCGCCAGCCGTTTGCGGTTCGGCGGCGGCGGGTAGCGTAGTGGTAGCGGCTGCGGGAACTACGGTGACTGTAAATACTACCGCCGTCACCGCCAACAGCCAAATCTTCGTGATGTACGATTCCTCGCTCGGGACGAAGTTGAGCGTCACCTGCAATGCGACGGAACCTGCTCTTTACGGCGTTACGGCTAGAACGGGAGGGACTAGCTTTACGATCACGGCAACTTCTCCGGTTACGAATCCGGCGTGCTTTAGTTTTTTTATAGTCAACTGATAATAAACGACTTATGATAATTTACGCAATTCGTCACAGAGATAGCGGGAAACTTTATATAGGCCAGACTGGGCGTACTTTGCGGCAACGATGGATAGGCCATCAATCTTCGGCGCGGAATGGATCGAAATTGCATTTCCATTGCGCCATTCGAAGATACGGAGCAGGCGCGTTCCACGCCTACGAGTTAGCAGAAGTTACGCCGGAAAATTGTGACGATGCTGAAAAGTTTTATATCGCTCTGTTTGGTTCGGTGATGCCGGAAGAAGGATACAACATAGCCTTTGGAGGGAATCGCGGTGAATTAAACGAAGCGAGCCGGAAGAAAATCAGCGATAGGATGAAGGGCAACAAGCACGCAGTCGGAGCGGTGCGATCTCCAGAAACTAGAGCGCTGATGGGCGCAGCTAAAAGGGGTTGTTCTGGATACAACAAAGGAAAAATTTTATCGGAAGAGACCCGTAAGCGTATGAGCGAATCGGCTAGTAGAAGAACTGATTTATTCGATCAGGGTCGGCGCTTAGGATTGTTCAATCGCGGTAGAAAACATACCCCGGAAGCTCGCGCTAAAATGGGAAAGCATTGTATCGGGAAAACCCACTCTCCAGAGACTATTCAAAAAATGTCAGAATCCAGGAAGGCTTATCACGCTAGAAAGAAAGTGGAATGTTTAGCTATTTCATCGTGAATTGAGAATCGAACATGAGAAAACTACTCGGCATTCTCGCGCTTCTCTTCGCACTGCAAACGTCCGCATTGGCGCAAAACGTCGCGTATCCGGGAGTCACCGGGGCAGGTTCGCCGGTTGGCGTAATCACTTGCGCCGCTGCGTCCAACTCCGGGCAAATCTACACCGATAATTCCACGGGACTCGTGTGGACGTGCGTTCCTCCCAATTGGCAACTGCCCGCGAAGCTGATGCTCACTTCGGCGTATACCGTCTCTTCGAATGTCTTTACGAACATGACGGGGCTTTCCATCCCCGTGGCGGCGAACACGAATTACGCGCTGATCTGTAATCTGGTGTACCAGGTTTCCAGCACGTCCACGATCCCGCAGATTCGCTTCACGGGTCCGGCATCGGTCACGGCGGTCAGCTATTCCTCGCTGTGGCAACAGACGGCCAGCGCCGCGCCGGTCTTTACCATTGGACCAGCGGCGGCTTTCAGTACTACACAGGGCGCGGCACCCACCGCTGCGACGACGAATTTTACGCTGCTTCTGCATCTCGGTCTTATCAACGGCGCGAACGTGGGTACGATACAACTCCAAGGGGCTGCGTCTGTATCGGGATCGTTTACGGTACAGCCGACAAGCTGGTGTGCGGTGCAATGAGGGTCAATCCATTTCGAAGTGCTGTTCTATTCGTATCATTCCTACTTATCGCGCTGCCGTCTTCAGCAACGGCTTATTTTCTAGCGACGGCTGCCGGTGGAGGGAACGACGCGAATAACGGACTCTCTGCTGGAGCGCCTTGGCTTACGCCAAACCACGCTGTCAACTGCGGGGATGTAATCACGGCAGCTTCGGATACTACCTACGTCTTCACAAACTTCGCCCATAACTGGGGAACGGTAACGTGCGCGGGCGGAAACGATGTCGCATGGCTAAAATGCGCGGTGTTCGATACTTGCAAGATAAGCGTAAACGGGGGAAGTCTCGATAACGGTATGCTGATTCAAACGAGCTACTGGGGCGTGCAGGGATGGGAAATTACCACCACGACGGCTTCTAGTGCCTGTTTTATTGTGTACCCGTACAATAACACCCCGGTTCATCATGTGATCGTCGCAAACAGCATTTGCAATGTAGCCGGACAAAGCGGATTTACGATTGCTCCGCGCCCGCCGAACGTGGAGGATTACGTCTTTTTCATCGGAGACATCGCTTACAACACCACCGGGGGCAGCACGAACTGCACCAGTGGATTCAACATGGGTAGCCAGAACCCTCTCGATACGCTAGCCGGTACGCACATCTACGTCGGCGGTAGCTTTGCCTGGAACAATGTTGACGGGAACCCGTGTAATGGGACTACGCCAACAGACGGTCAAGGATTTATGGTGGATACGGAAGTAGCGAATACCGCGCAGATCGTCTACGACAACAATATCTCCGTATTCAACGGCGGGCGCGGAGTAGAAGTGTTCAGCAGCCCGCAGGCGCACATCTATTTCCGGCATAATACGACTTACGGGAATAATACGGACGTGAACCAGCCGAACCACGGCCCTTGTGGTGAGATCGAAGTTAACACAGTCTCCGACACCGAAGTGTTTTTAAATCTCGCGCAACAGTTCTTTAACGTGGGATGCGGTGGAGCAACGAACTACGCATATTTCGTCACTTCGGGCGACACGACGGATCACGTCTACCTAAACTTTGGCTACAGTGCAGCCGGAAATAACACAGGCTTGGCAAATAACGGCGGGGGTTTTGCGTTCGGGCCGAATAACGTACTGGGGACGAATCCTAGTTTCGCTAACCCGGTCGATCCTTCCGCGCCCTCCTGTGGAGCCTTCGCCAGTGTTCCGGCTTGTATGGCGACGGTAATCGCCAACTTCACGCCGACGAACGCGGCAGCAGCGGGGTACGGCTATCAGCAGGTGAGTACTACGTCCAGATACGATCCGTTGTATCCGCAATTCCTTTGTACGGTAACGAATCTTCCTACTGGCCTTGTAACGCCTGGATGCCTTGTAGCAGATAGCGCAGGAACAGGCATAACTCTAAATTCTGGTACTACATTGCATTAAGGTGGAGGAAAACATGGAAATCAGTAGAAGGAGTTTCGGGAAAATGGCAATAGTTCTAGCCGCAGGAATTCCCACTTTTATGACGGGTTGCGGAATCTTCTCCGATATTCTCGCTTGGACGAACGTAGCCGGAGTCGCCTTCGATGGAATCGTGAGGGCGCTTGGTGCTTTCCTGCCTCCAGGTGGTCTTGTTGCCATCAATGCGATCAAAATATTTCTACAGGACCTTGCCGGGGCTGTCACCGAATATCAGAATGACACGAATCCTGCGGATAAGGCAACATTGCTCGAAAAGATTCGGACGCTTCTCGGGGATATTGCGGCGAATTTCCAAACTTTCCTGTCACAACTGAATCTCGGGAATAATCCCATCGTGGCAGTCGTGCTTGGCCTCGCGCAGGTGATTCTGGCGGCGATTGGCGGATTCCTTGGGCAGCTTCCAGCGCCCACGACGCCTATTGTACAGGCGAAGATTGCTGCGGTCTCCGTTCCCGGCTATCCGCCATTGACGGTTACACCGAAATACTACAAACGCGTCCAAGATTTCAAATCCGACTACAACGCTGTATGCATTTCTTATGGGCACACGGAATGGGAGATTCGATAAACTGTGCTCGGGGAGTAAATAACGTAATCGGAGCAAAAAACTAAAGGACTATTGCCGAGCAGCTTTATTTTTTACCAAAATTAAGTATAAAGGAGGCCGAATGGACCCCACAGCATCAGTCCTGTTCTCGCATTTCACCTCGGCTGCTCTTGTCGTGTGGATGATCCAAGTATTGAAGAAAGCGTCGTGGTTCCCTTGGCTACAAATGGAGAGCCAAGCGGAAATGAAGCGATTCGTCAGCCTCGTGGGAGCGCTTGCTGCTCATACCGGGATCAATTATGTTTGGCACGCCAACGCATCTGTTCAGGGCGGCTATCAACTTATGGTGACAATTCCGCCATTACATCTGATCGCGCAATTTGTTTGGCGCTGGATCGGGCAGTACATCATGCAGGAGGGTTGGTACAAGCTAATTTATGATCGGCTATCAGTTCCAGGAGTTCAAAGTCCCCTACCGGCCCCAAAACCATGACAGCGGCGCTTGACCGAAAATACCGTACGGTCCTGGACGAAGCGCACATCCAGCTTCTCTCGCTCGTCGTTTCGGCAATGCGAAAAAGTAAGGGAGAGGAAGCCCATTCGAACGACGTACACGATTGCCGGGATGTGCTCTTTGCTTTGACGATTTCGGGGTACGCGGTAATCCCGCAAGGAGCCATCGACAGTCTGAAGGAAATTTTCGTCAACGGGGATATCTGATGGACTGGTGGGATGAATTTAAGCACAAACTTGATCGACTAGAGAGGGAATTTGCAGAAATTAGAATCCTTCTCAGCCGGATTGAGAAACTATTACTTCAGTCGTTTCCCAACTGCGGGAAAGCGGTTTCTGCGGTAATGGTTTTCATTAATGCCAGAGGAGAATCGCAGAAAATGGATATAACAGTCAATCTAACAGATGCACCCTTACAGGCATCACAAGTTGAATTCAGCGGTCCAAACGGAACGGGAACCATCATTCCTGCCATTGGGCCAACGACCTATACTAGCTCGGACCCTACTATTTGTACAGTAGACCCGAACACCGGAAATCTAACCTACGTCACTGTCGGCGTAGTCACAATCAGCGGCAATAACGCTGGAAATAGTTTGAAATCCAGCGGAACCGTAACCATCGTGAGTATCGTCACAGCGCAGTCTGCTGTGATGGACTTTATTGCTCAGGGTGGAACGCTTACCGAAGCTCAGATGGCTACCTTGCTATCTGCGAATGCGGCTCCGGCACTCACTCCGGCACAAATCGCGGCGCTGTTTCCTGTCGGCGGGCCGACAGCGGTCACTGTTGCTGTGGCGACGGCGACGCTCATAGCTGCCAATCTACCGTTGACGGCGGCGCAGATTGCCGCTCTGAACTCGTAGAGAGGCTAGAGTGGGGGTGAGCGCTCACCTCCGCTTAAATTTTATGGACAATATTTCCGATGCTCGACTCGCTGGTGTCCACCCACGACTTGCTTCACGTGTGCGCTCGATGGCTGAACAGCTTGCGACTGAAAACATTACCATTAAGGTCGTGCAAGGGTTTCGGACATGGCCGGAACAGGCCGTCCTATATAACAGAGGACGAGATGCTAATGGAAATGTTGTGGATAAGTCGAAAGTGGTGACGAATGCAAAGGCCGGAACAAGTTGGCACAACTTTGGACTCGCTGTTGACGTGGCTCCATTCGATGGAGGTGTACCCGACTGGAATGCGTCTCACCCAGCTTGGAAGCGGATCGTGGCTGTTGGAGAGAGCGTCGGCCTCATTTCCGGTTCCACTTGGCGTACCTTCCCCGACTGGCCCCACTTTCAGATGACTGGGCGCTATCCCGAATCACCGGACGATGCGGTGCGTTTCGTTTTCGAAACAGGCGGAATTGATGCGGTTTGGAACGACTCGGGACTTGATGAAACTTCCATCAGTGCCTAAATTCATTCCCTTCATCCTCCTCAGTACTCTTGCGTGTGGTGCTCAGGAGCGTCCCTCTATCCTTATCGGTGCATCGGGCGGCGAGAGCTTCGGCAACTTGTCTCTCGGGCTAACGGTGGAGGTGGAAGCGCCCATCGCTCACTACTTCGAGCTAGACCTACGTGACACGTTCGATCCACTTGAGTCTCATATCTCTCTAGGCAGCGGTTACGATAATATTGTGACCGTGGAGCCTGTGCTGTGGATCAAACACGGCTTCGGTCTCGACGGGCGAGTGGACTGGTCCCAGTACCACGTAACCAAGGTCTCGAAACATGGAACCTACGTCTATGGCGGTATATCTACCCGTGGAGTGTGGCTCGATGCTCCGGTGCGCGTGATGCTCGATTACTTCCGCGAGGTAAATAACGGCATCTACGGGCATGGCATCGAAACGAGCCACTTACAGGGAGGATCGATGTACCTGGAAGCCCAGGTCGGCTGTTCGAAGCACGTCTGCTACTACACGACGCTGGAGATGGCGGTGGGTGGATTACTCGAACAAGGCAACCCGCAATGCGATGGCAGCTTTAGCAGAGTAACGTGCCCACGCACACGCACCGTTAGCGGCAGTGGAATTATGGGAGTTCTGATTGAGTTTTTTAGAAGTTCAGTAGGACGCGGACTTTGAGCGCCATATCGTTCGGCAGGCGGTGCCGAGCCTACGGTACAATCCAAATCGTGAATCTCGCTTCGCATACGTCGCAGTGAAAGCTAAAAATGTGAGCATGTTGCGCTACTGCCGGAGTCTCTAGCTTTCCACCGCAGACGGGACAGTAATCTGGCTCAAGGCGACGATCACCTTTCTTTGTCACCTCTTCGGCCATTTCTACCGTTCCCCCTCTGCGCCCTTCGCCGGACGCTCGCGTGATTTGGAGCTACTTGGCCGGAAAATGGTCAATGCGTTCTTGGAGCACGCCTTCATATTGAACCATGATGTCGAATTGACGACGCAGGCGGCCCTGCTCATCTGACGGCAGGCTGTAGAATGTTGACGAAGGCGGCCCGTACTTTTCAGGTCTGCCATTTACCGCCTCCCTTTCGTTTTAACGCTTAAAATCTATCCCTTTCGACTAGCTTCTCGTATCGCTAGATATGCGGCCATAAAGAGAGCCATTACAAGCATGCCGAGCCAAAACGCTTCTTTAGTGCTCATTACGCTCCTTATCCGCCTTTATCGTTCGGCAGGCGGTGCCGACTCCCACCATTGCAGATCAATCCCACAAAATGGACAGAAATTCAACATCACGCCTTTATCTGAAGTCTTCGCGGTATCACAGTAGCGGACTCCAATCAGGCGACTTGTGCCGGTTTTTACATTTAGGCTCGTTATCGATGTGAACCCGCGCCGGGTATCATTATGGAAATATCGGCTAAGGGCATCGCAAAAAATAGGGCGTTCACATTGCACTTGAATGTCAGCAGCATTGAGAACAGCCAAATCATGGGCCTCTGGGTCATCATGAAATGTATGCGGCTTCACCGTCCGCCCTCGTCTCGCATGTAGTCTTCCATAACGCGGCGTGCTGTCCTCAACTCGGCGAGACTCATATAGCTGTCGGGTGTGGTCATTTGCCTCTCGGGAAAAGCCAACAAACTAGCGTAAGCAGCGCGTTCCAGATGTAACCAAAGATAATTGCATCCGCGAGTCGGGCTGGTGTTATAGGATCGGTGGTCATGCTCGTTTCCCCTTGGGGCGACGCTTCGGGCGCGGGCCGATCTCTCGGGCGGTAAGATGCCGGACGTGTTTGTCTTTCATTTCCACACTCGTCAGTTGTGCGGTAAGCGCGGCCATGAAGCGGACGGCGTGAAAATGCCCGTGATGCACCTTACGAATCCAAAGCAGGTCTGCTCCGTATCTAACGAACTGTCCAACCTTAAACTTCGGCTTACTCATCTCCCCTCCAAAATCTCAATCCGCTGCTTCACTTTGTCGATCATGGTGCGGGTTGATAATCATTACGCCAAGAACTAGCGACGTACACCTTCATGGCTCGACCTTCCTTCCGAGAGCGCGTAGAAGTTCAGTGTCGGCAATCTTGCCGCATTTCTCGCATCGAGAAACGCCAATTGGCTGCGCACCGTGATACGGATATTCACATTCGCACAGTAATTTACGCGCAGCCTCGATGCGGGCGTCTTGGGTAGCCAGGGCCTTGTGCCAGCCCCATGATGCAGCGGCTTTGGGAGTGCTGAATTCGTCGATGGGCGTGAGAACCGTTGACGCCTCTTTCCATGCCTCCTCAAACGTCTGCCCCGTCACCGTCACCGTGAATGATGGCCCTGCCGAGGATGGCATGCCCGTCCATGTGGTCACCGGCTTGGGCGCGGGTTCGGCGTCTCGGGCGGCAATCATCTCGGCAACTCTAGAAAGAACACCTTCTGGCGTATCGTAATAGACTCCGGCAATCTCTTCCGCAAACTCCCTCGGCGTGCTGGTCTTGCCTGCTACCTCGGCGGCGCGTGATTCGGCGAGGAGTTCGGCGATCTTATTCGCAGCATCTCTTCTAGCCGCGTTGTTTGTAGAGTAATGGGTCGGTGCATAGAGCAACTCGACGATGCGCTCGGCGAGCTGGTCTCTCTCAGTTGGTTCCATTTGTCGAAACCTCCTATACTGCCCACACGGATATGACCGTTCTCGGATTGTCGATATCCCGAGTCTTACTCATTCGAAGCTCGGTTACTTTTGCATCCGAGTCGATGATGGCCGAATAGACCAGGGAATCTAGCATTACCTTGGCGAAGTTATCCAAATCACCCTTCTGCTTCCTTCCGAGAAAGATCGAGATTCCGACTCCATAATGCTTCCATCGGATCGTCAGTTTCTTCGAATTGGCAATATGAAATACCAAGTCTTTGAATCGATTCGCTTCCTCGGTGACGTAGTGTCGGCCCATCTTCGTATGCCGGACGTAGGCATTCCCCGAGGGTGGTACTGCCGGAACCGAAAAGCTGATGCCCGCAGGCTTAGAAATGCGCCGGTTCTCCATGATTGTCCAGTAAAACGTGGTGTCGCCAACATCGGCAGAATACCTGCTCCAAAACGTCCGAGCCTTCCGATTTACTCATAGCCGGGAAGTGGCTCATTTGCAAAGGCCCATCACACGCCACATCACTTTTGCTAGAATCGACACAACGCCCACGGTCACGTTCGAAACAGCGTTCTCGAAGGTTCGATTTGTCCTTGCCGAACAGGACGATCCGAGAGGTTCCGTCCATCCTTCGGAGTACAACGCTTCGAGGGTCAGTGAATCGTCCTGATTGTCGGTATTCACGGGTCAATGTCCTATCTAGGCTGCCGAATCTCACGGAGTCTTCCCGTTCGATAGCCGCTCGAAGATTCGGTCCATGTCGGGATTCATCGATAGCAGCATTTCGTCGTACCGATAGGACTGCAATAGCACGGTCAACTCTTCGACATTCTTGAGCGCCGCATCTAGTTGAGCCTCGACATGTCGGCGCTGCGCTTGGAAGGCTTCAAAATACGGTCTCCTGCTCGGCTTTGCCATCTGTTCGAGCTTCGCTGCTACTTCCTTCACAATGGGAGGGGTGGGCGGCTTTTTTCCTGTGAACATTTTTCATACCCTCAATACATCATCGCTTTCCGTTCGTTCGAGTAGCAAAAGCAGGCATTCCCACACCTGGACCCGTGGTCCGACCGCTTGCGCAAACTTCGAATCCGCACTAAAACTCTCCGGACTTACTCCATTCGCTAGAGCAAGTCTTTTGAATTGAACGATTAGGCGGATGTAGATTGGTTCTGGCAATTCTTGGTGGAGAGTTTTCCAAGTATCCGCCTCTTCTTTTGAACCGCCAGTTTGCACGTTCGACATATCCTTCCTTTTCCGTTGCATCGTTGATTGGGTCATTTCTACTCCTTCACCTCTCGAAACTGCGAGCACGGACAATACTTAACCCTAGCTGTATCAACGATAACGAGACAATCTTTTTGCTTGTGATGTTTGGTTTTTGGATGGCCGCACTTGCACATTTGCTTGGCGTTTCGATAATCCGGTGTTTTAGTTGGGCATGAGTCGGTTGTCAAGGCTTTTCTCCGACCACAGTAATTTGCATCTCGGACAGGTGAATGGTGCCCAAGCTGCGATCATTTGACACCCACAGAAACACCGCCGCTCGATTTTCCGAGGATGTACCGCCTTCTGAGAATTTCGACCAGTTCCGGAAGTGACGTGCTTGCGGTCGATTCGGACCGCACCTTTGCGATTGTGTGACCTTTTCCGCATCGTTTCGACCTCCGACAGCCACAGTTACAGTCATTCATGGTTCAATCCCTAACTTGGGCAAATCCACCATCGGGAGTGCGTCCGCTGTACCGTTTCCCTTTTTTGGCATTCTTTTCAATACATTCTGGACATTCGACCCAAGCGCGGACGATAGTTCCCTCGGGCACTTCCGTTGACACAGATTTACCACACTCCATGCACCAGATTCCTCATAGGGATTTCCTCGCGGCCAGTTTTGATACTTCGGCCATCAATTCGCGGTCGGCGCACATTGGCCCTGCTCCAACGTAGAGTTCCCTGGCAACCTCAGCTTCGACCTGTAAGCGCTTTTGCTTTGCTTCGATTTGCCGAATTTGCTCAGGTGAGTGGGAGCCGAGCCGGGGTTGCTCGGGTTTTGATTGCTTTAAGGACGGTTGCTTTAAGGACGGTTCGGGGGCAATGGGTTGCCCCCCCTGATGTCGCATTTTGCCCCCCTCTTGACGGATTTTGCCCCCGGCAAACTTTGCCCCCCTGTGGAAATATGCAAGACTGTAAAGGTTGGTTCCATGCGGACCCTTCCCGCGAGCACTTTTCAATTCGCCTGACTTCTCTAGTTTTCGTAGAGAGTATCGGACTTCGCGTTCACTCAAATGCGCTTCTCTAGCAATTGTGCGCAGACTAGGCCACGCGCCAGTGCCGTCATTTTTGGCGTGGTTAGCAATCGAAAGGAGAACGAGGCGAGCGCCGAGAGTGGATTGTGATTGTTCTAAGACCCACGAAATTGCTTGGACTGACGTGGCAGCCCCCTCGAAAGGCCAACGGGGGCGGTGTTCGAGGCACCGCCCCGGATCAGCTTCGGCATAAGAACCTGACGGTCCCACGCCAACTCGTTACATCAAATTCAAGGCGCATTCTATTCATTCCGGAACGGGTGTCAAGTGTTTTTTTGCACCCAAAATGGATTCGAGGTCCTGAGCATGAATTTTGGCGAACGGCTCAATACTAAGGCCACGACTAATCAATAGCCAATGTTCCGGCAATCGGAAAAGTTGCTGCATCTTCTCCTGAATCTCGGGCGGAGCCTGCTGGTCGGACATCCATTCTCGAAGCGTCTTTGGTTTAGTCATCATAGTCCTAGCTCAATTCTGAGCGAGTTTTCTTCGCTCGGCTTGCTTTTGTCGCCGGAACTGGCCTTTCGCCTTTCTTCGGAGGGTGAGGTCCAGTTCCGGCGTTTGCGCGGGGAAGGCAGTTGCGCAAAATCATCGATTCTCGAATGTGTATCCCCCGCCACGTCGAGATTCGACCCAATTCAGTGCCCAAAATAGCCGATTTTCCGACATCGCATCGATCAAAGCTTCATTCCCGGACCAGCCGCCTGTCGAAATTCGAATCCAGCGCCGTCCGGGACGCCAAAGATTCGGCCAGCGCCATGCCTTTTGGACGAATTTCATAAGCGCCGTTCGCCCTTCCGCCTTCGAGCAGTCCCAAACCTTGATCGCTCGAAGCGTAGCCCTTGTCGGGTAGCCGTCTTTGTCGAATTCAGGTTCGGTCATCAGCGAATGTCACCGTATAACCATGTTTTTTTGCAATATCTTGCAGTTCAAAAGCTAACGCTGCTTTGATGTAGTGAACTTTGTCGGCCTCATCTAACTTTATATCGAGAGCCTTGCGGGAACCGTCCGAAAGTGCAGCCCGGAAGACAGAGACACCAATGCCCTGTAATGCCAAATTCCCATTTTTCCACCGGACAAGCGTGATGCTCTTTAGTTCGGCGTCTTCGCGTTCCTGATACCGTTGCTCGGCCTCAACTTGGGCAATGACGTTCGCTTCCTCGACGGGGGTCGGATCGAACCCGGCGAGTTTGATAATCCAGCCGTAGGTCAGACGATAGGCTTTACTCGCTGCCCGTGTAATCGCCATCGACCGCACGGCATACTCGTCAGCTTTTTCCCACTGGCCTTGGCGGGTACAGATCGAACTGGCAGCACCTACAATAGCCTTGTCACGCATCCTAACTAGCTGAATCTTAGCCTCATATCCTTGCGGAATCTCTTTGACGTACTCTTCGACCGGCACGACACCCATCATGCCGCCAATGATCGACCAACCCTCGAACCAGACGTATTTCTTGCCCTTAATGACAGTGTAGAGCTTCTGGGCGGTGACAATTTCGGCCAGAGCATTGGCAATATCGACAGCCTCTTTGATGGCAGCCTTCGGGTCGTGACCACCAAGCCGACCGAGGAAGTAATTCGGTTGCGCTTCCCTTGATGGCTCGATAACGATTTCCTTTGGCGCTTCGGCATTCGGCTCAGGATTGCCCTTTGCTGGCGTTTCTAGGCTCGTAGGCGCGTTTTTGGGCTGGTCCTCGGCATTTGGGTCATTCATTCGGATTCCTCCTCTAGATCGTCCCGTGTAGCCGGTTCGAAGCATGGACATGGGCAAGCATATCCGCCGAATTCATCCATGAAGCATTGCGGATGGTTTTCGAAGATTCCGTGAGCATCTTGCTCGTGCCCGCAGTTTCGGCAAGGATGATCCGGTTCGAGCACGTCGGCATTGGCTCTGGATTCGAGTTCTTCGTCGGGGGTCATTTCGGCACCTTGGCGGCGATCGTTTCGGCCAAATTCATTAGTTTTTTGAAACTCCAGATTGCCGACCATGCGTCTTTCTTGACTTCTTCCGGCGTCCATGGATGTTCTTCGTGTGAGCGTTTCATTTGCGGGTATTTGAGTTCGTAGAACGGCATATCGCCCGCATGGCTGTAATCGTAGCCGTACCAGTAGAAGCCATTCGGGAAGTCGCCAGTTCCATCTTTGCCGAAGGTCAACCCGCCATGACACTCGACTGGTAGATCGTCATAACTAAATCCTGCAAGTGGGTGACTCGATGGGATGCCCAAGTAGCAGTTGACCGAAGCCGGGCCGCGCAAAATCAGAACACGTATCCCTTCCTCGAAGTAATCGAAGTAAATTTTGCCAGGATTGTCGGCAGCACATTCCTTGAATCGTTTTGGAACTGGCATCAATCGTTTCCCTTCTGCCCGAGACAGGGCGCAGGCAAGTTCGAAATAATCCATTTCAGTGCCTCGAATCGAGTTGCTGAATGGCTTGTTCGGCGGTGGCCCAAATATCATCGAGCGACTCGCCGCGTGCGCAAAGTATCTGGATCAGTTCGAGCAGATTCTTGATCGACTCGGCTCTACTGGTTCTTCGGCAATGCGTAAATAACACCCTCTCTCGCATAAATTTTGTGGCTCCCTCGGTATTTCCGCTTGAGGGCTTGGACGAAGGCATTGATCGGGTTTCTGAGGTCCAGTTCCCCATTCAAGCGGATTTCGATGCTCTTTCCGTCCTCGATGTCCCGTACGGCGCTTTTCCATTCGGGTGTATTCCGAATGATGCCGGATTGCTTCGGGCGAGGAGGATTCTTGGCGGCTTTGACACCACGGCTTTTCGGCATGAATTCCTCCTAGGCGGCATCCGTTTCCGATGAATTGAGGTCGGTTCGAATTCCGGTGGTGTAATGGAATTTAATCTTCCGGCCAGCGACTTTGTGTGGACCCTTCGGCTTATGTGAGCCGAGACGCAAACTCTGCGGGAAAGTTTTGAGGGTATAGTCTCCCGGCGCAAAGCCAGCTTCGCGGTCGAAACTGACAATCTCCCGCTGGACGGAATTCGGCACCCGGTAGCGAATGGCCTTTTTGCCTTTGATGACGTATGCCACACTGAGGGAAATAATGACTCCATCGGCTTTGGTCTTGCGTTTCGAAGCGACGGCCATTGCGCAAGAGGCATGGCTTCGGACAGCCGCCGAATTGGAATCATTGGCGGTCACTTCGATATTGAGTGGACTTTCTCCGTCCTCGACCTTTTCGACTTGCGGGAAATACCGCTTGACGATGATTAACGCTCGATCTATTTTCATGGTTATTCAATCTCCACATCGGACCCAAGTGCTGTTCGGATGCCGGTTGTTTTGTGCTGGAAGCGCACTGGTTTCCCGGTCAACTTGCCTGGACCAAACTCTCTTTTTTCTCCGAATCGGTTTGCTGGACTTTCGGGGATCAGTTGATAGGTTCCCGGCGCGAAACCAGCTTCCCGGTCGAAGCTCACAATTTCTTTTTGAGCGGACATTGGGACGGCGTATCGGGTTGCCGTGTTGCCCTTGATGATGTAGGCAACGCTTCGGGCAATGAGAACGCCATCGGCGTGCATCTTGCGTTTGCAGGCAACAGCCATCGCGCATCCCTCTTTGTTGCGAACGGCGGCAGAGTTCGAGTCTGCTTTCGTCACTTCGACTTGAAGCGGCTTATCGCCATCCTCGACTCTCTCAACCTTCGGGAAATACTTTCGGACGTTTGCGAGCGCGATGGACTTTGGTCTGTGATTCTGCGGGATACGGTTCACTTTGGTTGACATTCGATTCTCCTTTATCGAGCGACGTAGAATTTACTGCGCCGAGTAGCGGGTGCGGGACTCGGAATGAGTTGATCGTGGAGCCGGTCTAATTCCGACTCAATCGTTTGGCGCATCTTCGAAAAGGCATATTCGAGGAGCGCGGGTGAGATTTCGGTGAAGTGTCCATTCGTCGGCAAGTTGTGAAGCAAGTCCTTTCGGATTTTATTGAGTGGATTACCGACCTCATAGCCGGTCTTGACGTTCACGAGGACGTGCCCAGGGAATCTCTTTCGATGCCCGGTTTGTCCGGTTTGCGAAGCTACCCACATATTGCAGGTCTTGCAAATGTATTTGGCCTCGGGCGGAACCTTGCCATCTGCGGGAATATACTTATCCATGCGGGATACTGTTGCCATGTGCGGTTCTCCAGTTCAAAGCGATTTTGGGCTTACTCGTTTGGCCTATAGGCGCTTTTAAAACTCCGGCAGAAAAATTCGCAGCAAAAACGATTCCTCGAAAATTCACCCGGATTTTTTGAAAGAGCCTGTAACCCTCCGAGGACCCGAAACCCTCGGAAAACGCCATTTTCGTTTGGATTGTCGGGTCCCCGGAGTCATAGGAGCAAACCAACTACAGGTAAAATCTACACTGTCAAGTGTTGTTTGTCAACTGGCAAGTGTGGAAAATTTATACGGTAAAAACTTCCAACTAACATACGGACACGCAATAGTTTCCATACTTTACAGATTACGCTTGACACTTTTCACGCATTGCTGTATCTAATTTCGTGCGGGCGAATATTGCCCAACAAGAGGAGTAAAAACCGATGGCAGAAAACGAACAAGTTATCCCGTTGCGTCAACCGCAAGTAGGGCGAAAGAACGTGATTCTCGGCAAGATTCTCACTAATTCGCAGATACACAAGGCTTTGGACATTCTGCGGGATGAAGAGTTAACCGGAAATGATCGGTCTCCGGAGAGGATTACCGAAGAACTGATTCGTCCCATCATTTCGTACATCAACCGCGTAACGGGACAGGAGAATGACCCTGCCTATCTCGGATACGCAATCGCGTTTGCCTTGCGTCCGCACATTATTGGAGCGGAGTCCGACCGCTTGGAGTGTGAAGACCCAAGCATATGCGAGTGATATGTGCGCTCATTTCGGTAGCCGTGCTCTTTTACCGGGAATGGTTTGGACCGGACTCGGAAGAGATAGCACGGCAAACGTGGGACGCATGTATGCGGAAGCGGTAGATGCGCCTTGCGGGTTTCGCTCGGCAAACGAGCGATTCCCGGAACGTGCATAGGACGTTCCAATCCGAGACTGAGGAGCAAACCAGCATGACTTATGACTTGTTTTTCCATGACTACGGGGTCCAGGGATTCACGCAACGCGGGCGAGACTTCATTGGAAACATTCTTTCCAAACGTCCGCTGTTTGCGCCGCTGGATTACCGGGAAGCGGTCCGGGATGGACTACTCGTTTCCTTCCGGAATCGAGCGGTGGCGGACGCTGCACTCACTGATCCCGGCAGCACGTCAACCATCGAAAACGGTGATGGACCTTTTGTGACGGACGTGGGAGTCGAAACCCCGGAAGGGCTTCCGCTTCCATTCGTTACCGAAGTACCTGCCACGATTGAGGACTGCGAGCTAGAGGACGATTCTCCAGACGCGGCCTTGTGTTAAAGCGGGATGTAGTAGTCCCTTGCGGGTTTCCCATGCCCAACTAAAAAGCATGGGATTCCCGGAACGGATTAACCGTTCCAATCTGACATAGGAGAACAAACCAAATGCCACGTACAGCGAAGAAAATGAGTCCCAAGGCGGCTCGGAAGAGGAATCGTCGGACTACGAACGTGCATGTCCACATTCATCCCCCTGCGCAAGCCTCGGATGAGCAGTTCGAGCAAATGCTCGCGCAATTGGAGAACGGGGACGCTAGTCCAGACGGTCCGGACAGTGACCCGGACTCCGACCCGCTTTCCTAGTGGATTGCCGATAGGACTCCTTCGGGAGTCCCTTCGGGAATGCACACCAAAGCATTCCGACATAGGAGAAACCCCGCATGAAACCAAAGCAACACAGGGAAATCGCGTCCGGGAAGTTAAAGCTCGCGGCATCGATCATCCGGGAAGCGATAACGGAAGCGAACGAAGCGGCAGCACACAAAACCCTCGTCCGGAGACTTGCAAGAGCGGAATTAATGCTCGGCAGGGAAGCGGACGTTTTGAAGCAAAACAATCGGCTACCAGACTTGCATTACACCCACATGATGTACCGATGGGAGGACGGCGAATTAACGGAGGAGGAGACGAGCGAGCTATTCCAGCACCTTGTAGACACTGGCCTAGTGTGGCAGCTACAGGGGACGTACGGACGTGAGGCAGCGAGACTAATCGAAGCGGGCGAAATTCGATGGGTGCCGAATGCGCGTTGAGCTAACGCGTTCTGGGAAGATTCGGGCGACATCGATGATACCGAATCCGCAGAAGTGTGCAGCGATGCGGACTAAAACCTATCCCTACTGGGTGCGGATTGAGGGAACCGACCGCAAGCTTTCTCCGGAGGGGTACCTATTCAATAACGAGCGGATACAGAGCTATTTCGACAATCGTTTCGGGCATCTAGCCAAGCCATGGCGAGCGGAGTCCTGCGAAAACATGGCTCTAGAAGCTTGCAAAGACCTGTCCCGGATCATGCTTGACGAAGGAATAGACGTTAAGTGTGTGGAATGTCAGATACTTGGAAGTAATGGAGCAAAGATTCGAGGAATCTGGAACGCGCCGGGAGAGGAGCAAACTGGCCGTGAATCAATTTCTGAAAACGCTGTTAGCGGAATGTGAGCGAGAGCACAAGCAATCCGGGGACACCGGAGACTGGCAGACGTGGTATGCGTCCTACATGACTCCGCGTCTATCGGAATGGCTGTTAAACACATACGGGAGTTTTGCGGGCGAGATAGCGTGTCCGTACAAGCTTCCGGGAAAGGAATAACGGTGCATCGGAAGAGGCATTGGGTAGTCCGTTGTGCTCGCCGTTGCAAGGGATTCGTAATCCGAGCGGTAATCGTGACACTCGCCGTGCTCGCCATACTGATCATCATGGCGAACACAGGGGAAGTGGTATCGGTAGGAGTAGCAACGGAGCGACTAACGGAAGCATTGGGTATGGCAGCGGCAGACACGTTTGCCGATTGATCGTCCTCGGGGACTCTCGAAATAGAGTCTCCCGGGATGCGTTCATAGGCGCATCAGACATAGGAGCGTAAGCCGATGAAACAAAGAGCGATAGTCTTAATCACGATTGACCCGGACGAAAAACCGCGTGCGAGCAACACGCAAAACCATGTAGCAACGAATCCGATAACTGGGGAATTAGCCGCATTGTTTGAGGTCAACATTTTCCGGAACGATGTAGACGGCAAGGACCCGGAAAAGCTAACCTCGGAAAGCATGAAAACGAGTCTCGCGCATGAACTAGGCCACGTCGTTGCTACGCTGGCAAACACCAAAGCAAACCGGGATGACCCTCGGAGTAAACCGATGGGCAATCGGTGGACAGAGGAACCCGGGGAAGCGGTAGTCAATTCGGAGCGGGAAGCATGGGAAATAGCGCGTCTCATCGCGCCGGACCTAGACGAGCGGGAAGCGGAGCGAAACCTTGCCAGTTATGAGGAGGACCCGACACTAGACGGGCAATTGAGAATTGCTATCCTTGCGGACATGGTTGCACACCAAAACCCGGAGAAAGGAGGAATCAACTAACCGTGATCACCGTAGCTTGGATAGTGCTCGGAATAGCGGCAATTCCGGTATTGTGGTGTCTCGTTCAGGAGAGACACACCCGGCAGTGAGCCTGCATTGCGGGTGCGGCATTCGGAAGAGTGCCAATCCCGGAGGGTAGGCGAATGTGCGAGCTAATCGAAATGGTTATTGCTCTATGGTTTATCGCGGTTTTCGGCTTACTGGTTTTATGGGCAATCGTGCGCGTCGGGGTATGGCTTGCATTCGGACCGAAAGAGACAGGGAAGAAAACATGAATGCCCGCACATTCGACACGCGCACACTCGCAGGTTTGAAAGCGGCAGAACGCTATCAGGCAAGGCTTTACAATTGTTTCGACAAGGTGACAGTCACGACAATTGGCCTATACCGCGTCCGCATTTCGGGCTTGACTCCGAAACCCCGATAGGCGCATTCTCGGGCGCATGGACCCGCGTTTCGATTCGACACACCCGAAATTCTTACCGTGGTGGACTCGCGCAGATCGGCACACATTCGAATATCAGCTTGCCCGGATGAAACGTGCATTGCCGTATTGCCGAGGACGCGCATCGGACCTAAGACCGCATCTCGAATCGCACATCCGTTTTCTCGAATCAAAGCAACACATTTCGATTCAACAGCAAAGAGCAATCATGCTCGACACTTCGACACTCCTAGAACGCCTTGCCATTCGATATAACGTATCATTCCCCGTTTCGACACTTCGGACCCTCAAATCCGGAATAGGCCTCTTAAAACAGCACGCAAACTCCAGCAATGGCACGTCTACAGGCCGGTCTTGAGCGAATCGAGCAAAACACAACGTACGTCCGCTGCGACACTTGCTCGAATGGAAGTATGGAAGCGTACTCCGGCCCATGAACGTAAGCGTATCGGAATGCGCTTGTTTGCGATCTACAGCGGACGTAGGTCCCAACAAATGTATAGGTTACGTGGTATTGATCCGTTCGCGTACGCTCGGCAATTCCGCTGGCCGAAGAAGAAAACAGACGAAGAAAAGACGCGCAGCAAAGTCCTACCAATTGGCTAACACACACATTCTACAGGTACATACGTTGGGCATTGTCGTATACTAAGTACTATGTTTACCTCACGCCTACGCTCGCGCCTAAGTCTCTCATTCTAAGCATGTAACGTCTCTGGGAACCCCATCGCGGATGTTCAAGCCCCGGGTTTGAGCACGCGGTTCGGGGAACTGGCTACCGCGAGGCCAATCCGTACAATCTGGTGGATTCATGCCCAACAAGGTTGATTTGTACCCACGAATTCTCTTGACAACTGTACCCACAGGGCGTAGATGTACCCACATGAATGATGCGACGGTGAAGTTCCGGTTGCCGAGTGTGGAACTGGAGCGGTGGAGGGTGCAAGCAGCGGAGGCAGGGGAGTCGGTATCGGAGTGGATACGTAGCCGGTGCAACGACGGGGCAGGACTGCCGAAAGCAGGGTTGAGCGGTGTTGATCCGACCGATCTTGGGAATGAGGTTGGGGAGCCGTCAATTTCCAATTCTGCCCCGACCAAAACGGAGGAAAGTGGAGAAGATTATCGAGCGTCGGACGTGTCAAGGGGTGGAGAGGTACCTGCGCCTCGGAGACGGAAGTCTGTTTCCGTTGGACCTCTTGCCTCGATGCAGTGCAGTCATTGTGGGCACGGGAAGGCTGTGCATCGAGGATTTGGAACGGCGTGCATTCAGGATGATTGTCGGTGTGGAGGATTCAGATGACGGAGACTCCGGACAAGGGGTTGGGGTATTTGCACAAGGAGTACAAGGAAATCGGGGTGCATGAAGCGGAATCGGTATGGCAGACGTGTATGTGTCGGTCGTGTCAGGATATTAGAGAACTTAGGCATCACGACAAGGGTACGAGTTTTCGGCACAAGGACGAGAAATACTAGATGAAGGTTGGGCAAAGGCTGGTGAGCCGGGAACCGAGGGTAAGTGTACCGTGTTTAACCGGGCAGCACGGGCATTGTTTTAAGCTGAATTGCTCGTGTACACGCCACGGAAAGAGGAGGCAGTGATGTGGTTCAAGCCGAAGTTGACTAGGGAACCAGTGGTGATCGATCAGCCGGACGAATCGAGGAAGGCGCTCGCGGTCAAGGCCAGGGTGGTGTTGGGATACCTGGTGCTCGAACGAGAGATTCCAGGATCGAACGCGAAGACTGAGGTCGAGACGGTTTTCAAGAAGTTAGGCATAGAGCCGCTTAATTTCGAGCGAGTCCAGAAGTATCAGAAGTGGTTTGCCAAAAAACATTCAGGAAGTTTCAGTTGGGAAAGAACAGTTTGGCATGAAACGCCGATTAGACAGTACGAGCATTTTATCCCCGAGTTTGCCCTATCGAGGGCAGTGGAGGTCAAGGAGCATCTTCCGGCAGCCGAATTTACAATCGAGTTTCCGGTACGGGAGCAAATCGTTCGGCCCGATCCATTTATGGTGATACATTATAAAGGGACTAAGTATTATCTCGATGTGTGGGATGAACCGAAATTCGAAGGTCGGAGGACCGTCTAATGGCACGAGGAAAACTGTTCGAGTACGCAGTTCTGTATCATCCAAAGCCGTCCAAGGATCA